CTTGGCCGGCTGCATGGTTTCTTCGGAATAAGCCTTGTAGTTGTCCGGATCTCTGCCGAAGATGGCGCAGGAAAAGATGAAGGCATTCGGCTTGTCGAGGACGGGGCCGCCGAGCCTCACGGCTGATTCTTCCGCATCGGAGGCAGTCGCCATGGTGTAGGGATCGAATTCCTCGTACCAATGGAACAGCTTGAAGGGGATCTCCATCTCCTCTCTGGCACGGCCGGTCGCGATGGCGATGTCATAGCCGCGCTCTTTCAGCGTGCGGAAGAGGGAAAGGATGTGAGCGGCGGGCGCAAGCGGGACTTCTCGGGAGAGGAAGCCCGGTTTTCCTGCGCTGTAGGGCATGTGATGCAGGAGGGAAATGAAGGTGTCATCTCCAAGGTACCAGGCCTGAAAGGCTTCGGTATGGATCTTCCAGAAATCGGAGCGAAGGTCAGCCCAAGAAAGGTCGCCATCGATTGCCTCCGCCATGGCACTCTTGATTGCACGGAAAACGTCTTCGCCCTGAAGGCCTTCGGGGACCACGCTCTCCCAGCGATCGAGTACTTCTTCTGCTTTCGGCATGGATAGTCCCATGAGCTCCTGTCCGGCGCGCTTCAAGTCTTGTGGCTGGTGGAAGGTAAAAGACATTTTTTCTCCGCCGGAGCGTTTTTTATAGGTTTCTGCCATCAGCCAGAGAATGGTGATGAGATCGGCGTGTACCATATCCCAATTCGAATTGATGCCGCGCGCTTTCAGCCAGGATAGCAGGGCGTCATTCCCCCACACCACGCTGCGGCAGCCGGCGATCTGTCCTTCGGTGATGCGATCCGCATTAAAATCGTCGCGTTCGCTGGGAAGTCCCATGTACGCTGGGCTGTAGAGTATCTCCCATACGGTCAGAGCAGATACATCGAAGTATCGTTCTTCGCTCAAAAGGACGCCGTCTATATCGAAAATGACTTTTTTCATGATTGGTTCCTCCGTGGAAATAGATGGGCTATCGTTTTCATTTATTCTAACATTCAAATGAAAAGAATTGATTTCTTTCGTGTTTATCGGTGCTTTTCACAGATTTTGCCATTATTTTAGTCGTTAATAATTGTGCGTGTTTATCGGCATTTTCAAGAGTGGGTGTTTTCTATTTGCCCCCATTTTGCTCCCACCTGCTCCCTGGCTCGAAGTATCGCGTTCGTGATTTCATCCAATCCGGATGATTCTTTAATCGGTTCACCGATATCGTTCAGCGCTTTAATCATCTCATGCGTTAGTATATCATATCTGTTTTCATAAGTGTCAAAATCGCCAAGATTCAGCACATTCGCCATTGTAAGTAGTAAGTCAAGAATATTGCTTTTCATTGTCTTTTTCTCCTATTTGAAAAATAATGGGCGACGTGTTAGAATTGCCAATGGAGAACTCATTGCCCGTTTTCTCCAATACACCGACTTCAATTTGCCCTTGAGGTCGGTGTTTTTCTATCTCAAATTCATTGGTATCCTTCCCTTCTCTGTATACATAGAAATCTATGTATATGATATTCCTGTTCTTGCCCTAATGTCAACTTAAAATTATCATAGAATTATGATTTTACGTCAAAACAAAAAAGCCGCGTTTCCACGGCTTTAAAATGTATGTTCCACTATCAATAATTTTCGTCATTAGCACGATACGCCAGCGGCTCTCTAATCCCGTTAGCTCTTAATACATCTCTTATTTGTGCATCTACCATTCCAATTTTCCAACACTTAAAAACAGTTTTCAAGAACGTTTTCTCTTCGTCCGTTGTCCTAAACCCTCTAATCTTTCGCGGCTGATGATTGCCTATAAAAGATAGGCTCACAGGAATATTAAGCGCATAACACATTAGCACCTCTTTCATACGTTCCCATTCATCGTCGCTCATCCAGTACGTTGATGAATTGCGTCTCGCCCCCGGTCTATTTCCCGCCATAGTATCACCTCTTACTTTATCTTGTACGCTTTCGCAACTTTAGCATGTATCGGGTAAACCGTATCATAACAAACGCCGTCAATGACAGGCGTTAAATGACATTTACACATGACAGCATATGTACCATTTACATAAGTGTCCGTAAACTGCCCCAACGTCATTCCCGCTGGAATATGCACACAGGAATAGCCATGCCTAGACATATATCTGTCAATAGTAAATACCGAGTTCGGCATATCGCAAATTGCCTCGCCAATCTTGCAAAGTTCTCTATAATTATCAATCCATGGCTTGCCGTTAATTACGCAAAGGCAACGAACGGCGCAATCGTCACGGCTCACACCCTTTGGATTTGTACGCAAATATTTATACATTGGTTTCCCCTTTCAAAAAAGATGGACGGATGCCCGCCCATCTAACTATACAACTTTGTTTTAAGCTAATCAAGACTATAATCGTCGCGGTTATTGTCAAAGTCGATGTACCCGAGAATGAGTGCAAACTTTGCATCCGGCGCAATAAGAAACACGTCATTGAATGCTATTTTAAGTCTATCCCTGTATTTGATAAATACCCATTTCGGATAAATACCTTTGTAATATCCATCGCGTGCAACGCAGAATTTATATTGTGCGTCGCGCACATGTGCGATGTATTTTTCAATCAAGTTTAATTTCCGCGGTCTGAAACTTACGCCAATTCCTCTTTCGATTTCCTCGTCAGTCAGTCTTACATTTTTAAACATTTTCATCACCTCTCAATATTCACTAGGAAACATGATTACAATAGGACGCGGGTCAGATGGATTATAAACAAAATCCGCGTTAATCCAAATTTTCCCCTTGCTTGTCAGGTAACTTGCTAAAATGCGGTCGCCTGTAATCAGTGCGTCATCATTAAGGGCTTTATCACCCTCGCTGGTGATTCCCCAATCGCCAGCCGTAAATTTAGCAAACGCATTGATAACTTCGGTAAAAAACTTAACATCTTTCATTTCTTCACTAACAATGCGGGTCTTAATAAAGTGTTTCCAATCAATTTTCATTTTCATTTTCTTGTCCTTTCACCCCGCGAACCTATCGCGGGGATTTCAAAATTCTTATTTAAAAGCATTCTTATTTAAAAGCATTCAAGAATCGTTGCAAGTTCAGCAATTCTGTCGGTATAACTTGTAATGTACAAATTATATGTATTCCATGAAATTTTCCCTTTTGCAAATTCATCTTCGGTATCTTTCTTTTCGCTTTCGAGCTGTTCGATTCTTTTTTCAATCTGTTCCTTAATCTGTTTCTTTGTCATTTTCTTTGTCATGGTTTATTCCTTCCTTTCATCAACTAGGGCTTTCTTTGTTCCCTCTGAATATGATGATAGCATATTGTTTTATGTTTTGCAAGAGGTAAATTCATTTTTTACAAAGCTGTACACTTTCTGTAAAATGTACGGTATCTTACATCTATTCACTATAACGGTCGCCCTTATATATAAGCATTATAAAAGCAGAAACCATGTACAAACGCGCTTATTTGCGTTTATAGCGATTTCTGCTTCTATAAGGTAAAGTTTATGCCTAAGTACCCACGAACGCCTATAAAGCGTTATGCGAGCAATTCAAGGTCAGTCACAATTTCTTTGATTTCGTTTATTTCCCTTTTCATCCGATTCAGTTTAGCCCTAAGCAGTTTTATCTTGCGTGTCGTTTCTTGAAGATTCGCCGCCCCGATTTCCTGCATTTCACACTGCAATAGAACCCGTGAAATTCTTTGATTCCCTTTTCCATAATAGATACTTCCTTTCATTTGACTAGGAAGCACCTTTCGTAGTATCATAAATACCGAAAGGTTACTTCCTTTCAAACCCCGCCGTCCGCGTCTCAAGCATAGGCGGGGTTTTCTAATGGGATATATCTATTATAGCAATCGTCGAACGAAAGTCAAGAGGGGAAAATTTATCAGGGATTTTCCTCTTTTTCCCTTTCATAAAAAACAATCAACGCTTTGCGGACTATTTCACTCTTTGTCACGTTGTACTTTTTGGAATACTTGTCTAGGATGCGTGCGCTAACCTCATCAAGCCTAAATCCAACACGTTGATTCTTTGGGTTTGTTGTCGGTCTGCCTGTTCTCATTTTTTATCCCCATACTTTTCCATAAATGCGTCAAAACTATCCTTGTCTTTCCAAATCCGTTCCACGGCTGGTTGCTTGTCGCAATGTACAAACTTACTATTTCCAATACTTGTTGTCCTAAATCTGTAAACGGTGTATGCGCCGTGTTCTTCGGTCAAAAGGTAAGCAAAATTGCCGATATATTTGAACGGTAGCGCATTCAGCATTTCAGGCTTTGAAAGATACTTGGATGGGCTTTCATTATATACCGAAAGTCCCTCGATAATTCTGTATAACTGTTCCGACTTTATCATGGGTTACTCCTAGAACGGGATATTCTCGCCAAACTGTTGGAAGTTCCCGCTTGGCTGTTGAAAGTTTCCGTTCTGATTAAAATTCTGATTCTGCATCTGTACGAAGGCAATAGGTTCAATGCGGTCTGCAACGATTTCAGTGATGTACTTTTTCGTGCCGTCTTTAGCTTCATAGCTTCTTGTATTAAGTCTGCCGTGAACGTAAACGCGGGAGCCTTTTTTTAATCCAGCCGATGCCTTTTCAGCTAAAAAGCCCCATGCCTGAACATTCACAAAGTCTGCAACCTCTTTTTTCTGCCCCTGTTGGTCAGTGTAAGAACGGTTACACGCAATAGAGAAGGAACATACTGCCTGCCCTTTATTTGTGCTTCTTACGTCAACGTCTTTTGTCAGATTTCCGATAAATTCGCAACTGTTTAATCCATCCATGATTTTTTCTCCTATGATTTAAAAAAATATTGTGTATCCCCGCTAAAAGCGGGGATTTGTAATCAAATTACCCATGCAGTTGGTTCCGATGCAAATTCTTCCCCAGCAACTGAACCCCATTTTTTCCAAAAATCGTTTAAATTGGATGCTTGACAAGGCACTTCCATAACCATTTCCTCGTCCTCACCATCTTCATCAACGTGCCAAATCTGTACGCTGTTTTCCTCAGCCCATCCGTTTCCGATTCCATCATAATAATAATCATTGTATTTTCCAGCAAGCGATTTCAACGCACGCTCTAAGTCATCAAATGTTGTGTACGTCCCATCTGTGCAAGCGTGCCGCGTGCTTGTACTTGTATAGCCCTCACAAACTTCACGAACGTCACTCATAGATTCGATTGCCGCGGACTGTTCCACCAAATAAAAAGCATAATTGCTGTTATTGTATTTTTTGACAATTTCGCTAATATTGATTTTATCCATGCTTTTCCTCTCGTGATTCAAAAAATTCAATCCAATTACACGCAATGCGAATATTGCTATTTGCGCTTTTCCGATTGACTGGCGACGAAACAGGGCATTGATAATTAAATCGTATTATATCACCTTCTTTTCGTTCACACAAAGGAAGGTTGGGTGGCAATATAGTATATTTTACTTCGTCCGTTGCCATGTTGTACATGAGACGTATAGTCGCACGTTCGCCACGATAGCGGTTAATTGCCGTGATTACTCTGCCAAGTCCTTTTAATTTTCTTCTCACCATCTGTCCTCTCTATCACCGTCATAAAAGTCCAGCGTCACATACGACGCGCATTTTCTGCCGCATTCTTCATTGTGATAGCGTAACCATAAATTGTGTTTAGCTCGCCTCGCAACGTCTGTAAGACGCCCTTTAGCGTCTCTCATTTCTGACAAGCGTTCAAGTTCGTCGTCACTCATGCTTATATAGTCATGTTTCATTCTGTTCACCTCACAATAACCCCGTGAACCTATCACGGGGAATTTCCAAATACTTGATTAAGCAGATTCAAACATTTTCTTTTCAGTATTGATAAAATCCTCATAGAAATCATCGGTCGTTTCCGGTTTTTCGCCGAAAAGCTCAAGTACATTATTGTATGCATTTGCTTCCTTTTCGTGGATTCTTTCAAGTTCAAGGTATCTGCGTGTAACTGTTAAATCGCCCGCGATTGTGCTTACTATCTTATATGCTTTGGCAAAGGTATTTTTTAATTTTAATGCGTCATGTGCGAATGTTCTTACTTGTTTCAGCTCGATTGATTCAGTCATTTTTCTTTCCCCTTTCAGCAATAAATTCTAGTCGGCATCCATCCGCAATGGTCAATAGGTTCAACCTCATCCAACCAGTCCTCATAGTTAAATGATTCATCCTCTTTTTCTTTGGACTCTTCATGCTCATAATATTCATCGGTAAGATTCACAATCTTGCCGTCTCTGATATCAAAGAGTGTAAATCCCTCTTCGATAAGTTCTTTAAAGTTGTAAACGATTTCGCCAATGATTCCTTCAATAGCGTCGCAATCAACATCAAACCCATTTGCAAAATCGCTTAACACCGCGATTTCTTCCGGCGTAAAATATGTCGGAAGATAATCAACATCGCTTTTGATTATTTCAGTAAGCGTGATTTTCGCGTTCGCAATATCACTTTCATCTAACAGTTTCATTGTCGTTACTTCCTTTCAATTCAACTTCATCGGATGACTATATGATACCACCTTATTAGTTTCGTGTCAATACGTTTTCATAGATGGACTTTCTTTTCATGCAATAAAAAAAGACTGGCATATTTCAGCCAGCCCTTTTCCTAATGATTTTCAAAATAAAACTCAACGTTATTCTTTTCTTTCGTAAGAAGTCCGTATGTGCATCCCAACAGGTAAAGCGGATTCTTCTTTAATACAGTTTGTATTGACAGTAGCTTATTTCTAAATCCTTCCACAGTCATAGATGCTTTAGAGCAGTTACATTCGTGGCACGACGGCATATAGTTCTTAAAGCTATCTTCACCGCCCATGGATAGCGGATAACGATGGTCTATTTCCATATCATCTATAGATATATGCCGCCCGCAGTATGCACATCTGCCGCCGTACATCAGCCATACTTCTTTTCGCATTTGTTTGCTGATTCCTTTTCTTTTAGGGCGCAATGCATTTTTAGCTTGTAAATTTACCTTTCTTTTTTGCATGCTTCTGTACAAGCTGACAAGCTCATTGACTTCTATACCGTCCCAATAAATTAAAGCGATTTCGTCATCATCAACTGGATACCCTTTTAAATGCAATTCACGTTTTGCTTCTTCTATAACCGCATTAGTCATGGTTATCACGCTTCATTTCATTGATATAAAGGTACAGGGTTTCTATTTCGTGCTTTGATTTGTCTATGTCAAGTCGGTTTTCATTAACATAAATCCACAGAATAACAATAAAAATCAGCATGCACATCATAATCCCGTACAATAAACTGTATTCCATGATATACTCCTTTCACAATTTTCTCCCATAAAGATACTTTGCTCTTCTGTCATCAGCTTCCTCGATTTTCTGCTGAATGGCAGACTTATTAAGCCCAAGTCTATAAATAAGGCTATCCAGTGCATTCTGACAGTTCGCTACCGCCTGAATGAGATTATCCCGCGCATCTTCCGGTGTTGTGTCCGCCTCATAGTACCCCGGTACTGTTGCTCGTTCTAACTTTGAAATCGCATAGATAAGCTCGGCGGCTCCTTCTTTAAGCAATGTTACAATTCGCCGAAACTCCATAACAGCTAACTATATCCTTATTCATCTGTTCCACCTCACTTAATTTCAATAAGGAGCCGTGTCTTAACATGAAGTTCAGTCGCATCATCACCGAACAGCTCGACACCATCAGAAATATGTGCAACTGCCACCGGATGAATTACAACGACTTTCATATCTTCCACCTGTCCGTAAGTCACCTTATCTTTTACTGCAAAGTCATAAATAGCATTCTCTTTAGTTCCATATGAGATTGTGCGAATACATTTATTAAAATCTGCAAGACCAATTTCATAATCCATTGGAACCGTTTCAAGTAACTCTTTAAGTTTCATCTCTAGTCTCCTATTGCTATCTATCGAAAGTACACTTAAATAGAACTAATAAATATAAACCATATGCTGCTAAAAAGGCTGCCATTGCCAGCAAAATTATGGTTAAGCAGTCCATTAAGGCAACGTAAATTTTTGCTATCATTCCTGTTCCCCTTCTCTTATGCGCACACCTCTTTCTGATACTTTAATGGCTTCAAGTGGAACAATATCAAACTCTGGGTCAGGTGTAGCTACAGTATACAGTCCATCAAGGGTAAAGCAATCATGCCTTTGATGATATTGTGGCACTGTACCTGTCCACTCTACCTTAATTGGGTAGACATAAGTGTTGCTTTCATCAATTCCAGTGATAATGCCCTCACCAAAATTGGATGAATAGACCCTATCACCCACTCTGTATTTCCCTATCTCTTCTAGCGGTACAATCTTCCAAAGTTTCATTTGCGCCCCCATGGCGGGTTATCTGATATTGTTATATGCAGACCGATAACGCATTCGTTGTACAACACACCGCATGCAGAATCATATTCGCTGTTAATCGTTTTATTCACGCAGACTTGGATTCCGGTCACATCTGCGCTCATGGTATCTTCCGAGAGCGCACTATCCCCAGCCATTGCAATATACGCCTGCGTATCACAAACAATCCCCCCATGTTCCGCTTTATCCCACTCAACAAGTATGTTCGTCATCGCATCCAAAGACATGAGTAAATCAGCTAGTTTCATCTATTTTCTCCTTCCTACAATACAATGACATTTTTAGCATTGATTTCTTCCACTCGGGGGTCAATGTCAAAGTCCTCTCCATAGTAAAGACCCCCACCATCTCTGTACTGTACACATACGTCACAATCTAAACAGTCATTCTTTTCTGCCCATTCCAAGAGTTCTTTAAGTGTCATTCGCTTTCGCACTCCCCTAATTCTTTCAACTTCTGTGCGTACCATTTAATCTTTCCTGCTGTCTCTGCTTCGTCGCCTTTGCGCCTATATCTATAGGCATACTTAATGATATTCCCCCACAAAAAGCCTTCCAGTTGTTCCCTATTCATCAGGTGCGTCATAATATCATAGGCTTCTGGAATACCCTTTACTCGATAATGCGGCGGATTGATAGCGTCTGTCTTAATCTTGTTATCTTTCATTGTTTTTCCTTCCTCTAATAATGTAATATCTCTTTCTGCGTCAGAACGCCGGGGATAATAGTGTCCTTCTAATGTGAAAGAAGAATAAGTCCCGCCTAAAGAGCCATCCGTCCATTTTACTGTGATAGGGTAAGGATATTCTGAACCAAGAACCTCATCTACAACGCCAACACCAAACCCGCGAGACCGAACCCTGTCGCCAACTTTAAATTTTACTACAGTAAGTTTGTTATCATTATCACCATAATCTAAAAAACCTTCTGAGGTAAATAAAGTGACCTGACCATTATTCCATGTTACTTCAACTGGATAACCACCTCTATCACAAGCTGTAGTCACAGTACCTAAACCAAAATATGGAAAGTAAACCCTATCGCCAACTTTAAATTTTCCCTCTTTCTTATCTTTCTTTGGCGGAATAACATCTTTCATTTCTTCTCCTTCCTTTAGAGGTTCTCTAGCTATAGATATGCGAGTATCATCCGTCTTAGTCCATCTTGATAAATAACCATCTTCTGTGAATGAGTTGACCTCTTCAACAAGGCTAGTGGTACTATTATCCCACTTTACTACGACAGGGTGGACAGAAGGATGCTCATGTACTTCTATTACAGTACCGTAACCATGAAACGGGGCATACACTCTGTCTCCTACTTTGAATTTAGTATTCTCTTTCACTTCTTTTTCTTCCTTATCAAAAGTGATATCAAATTGTGGGTTTGCATGCTCGCACTCAAATCTTCCATCTAAAGTAAAGTAATCAGTAAAGTAATCATAATATGTTGGTGATTCCAACATTAGGCGTTCTGCCCACTTTACTTCAACCGCATATAAAGCACGTTCAAGAACATTAGTTACAATGCCTTTACCAAAATGAGGAGAATATACCCTATCTCCCACTTGAAATTTAGATGCGTCATCCCTGTTCATTCCTTTTTGTTCTCCTTCATTTCTTCGCACGGTTCTATCTCTATTTTTCTTTATCGTACTCTAATGGTTTAACATCTGTAATCGGATGAATATCACAATCTGGGTCTGGGTCATCCAAATCATACTGCCCATCCTTGGTGAAATAATCATAACGTGGTACTGCACCTTCCCATGTTACTTCAATAACGTATGGAGTACCCGTTCCAATGTCGGTACTAGTTACATGACCGCATCCAAAATGCTGTGACCAAACTACACCCCCCATCTTAAATATAGTATTCTTTTTCATTTCTTTTTCTTTCTCCTTTCTTTTTCTTTCTCCTTCATTTCTTCGCATGGTTCTATCTCTATTTCGATTTTATCGCACCATTCGCACCTATAAGGGCTAATTCTTTTTACTAGATAATTGTCATATTCTTCATTGGTGCGAAGTACAGCTTGGTCAGAACATACCTTTTCTTTCGTGCCGTCATGGTTTACGACGTACACGTCGATACACTCGTAACTATTGAGATGGTTAAGTAATTCCCGAAAGCTACCCTTCCTAGAATTTCTTTTTACTTCTATGTCCAGTCCGTTGCAACTGGGGAAAAACGTTCCGACTTCCATGCAAAGCAAATCCTCTGGAATAACGTCACTAACGTTCTCTCTTTTGAATAGAACGTTAGTGTCCGGCTCCCTAACTATCCATAAAACTATATCGTTATCAATTTTGTTCACCAATTCTCTAAGTTTCATATGATTCAACCTCTCAATCCAGCAATCCTGCATCCTCGCAAGCTATAAAGAACCCAAGTACCCATAAATACACTTTGTTTGATACTCTTTTCCCAATTTCATAATCACGCTCTGTAAAATACTTGTCCCATAAATCCAAAAACAACGAATTGGTCCCGTACACTTCATCGCCAAACTCTTTGTACAATTCAATCATCGTTCTCATATCTTCATATGCTTCTTCCGCGTCCACCCCTTCCTGCTCGTAAGATTTTATTATTTCTTTCATTTCTTCCTCGATATCTTGCGTTCCAAGTTCGGTATCGATGACATACGGATTGCCCGCCACTATTTTTTGTACGAAGTAGTTGCATGAACACATGCGCAGGTAAAAGAGTAAATCTTCAACTTCTATACGATGGCTAAAGTAAGCAACAGCTTCTCCCCAATCTCCGTACAATGTAAATACTCCTCGTTCTTTATCCAAAATGTAATGCATTTCGTCCACTGTTACGCTATTTTTGCCTTGCCAGTCAATCATAAACAGTCGCTCATTATTGATGACCACTCGTGCTTTGTGATTCCAAATTCTTTCCATCGCACGTAAAACATATTCTCTGTGTGCCTCGTCTTTAAGCCACTTTGGATATTTCTGAAAATTCTTCTCTTTCATGCTATCACCCCGCAACAAAGTCGCGAATAATCTCTTCATCCGGCATTATTATGAATATGACCACGCAAAAGAATACAACAAAAACACAAAAGACCAGCTTCACCTTGTTCGGCTCACTCGTGATACTTTCTCCTAACGCGGAGAAGAGCGCCGACATGCCTGTAAGTAGTGCTATACCGCTGACTAAAACACTTAGCTTGAAAAGAACATCAATCAAGTAATTCGTCAATATCATCATTTACCGCCTTCATTTTTCTCTGCTAATTGGTTATTTTCTCAAATCTATACTTTTGTTTAACATTTGGGTATTTTTCATGGTCTACTTCACTCAGAAACATGCTTAATGGTCTAGCAAAGACCTTGTGTTCTTTATAAAGTGCCTCATATATCACAAGATTTTCCCCGGTTTCGGTTTCTTGTGCTATAGTAATGATTTTGTATCCCCCACCTTTGAAATGACGCCATATTTCATTTTGTGAAGGATTTGCTCGTTCATTCATTTTCTTCTTCCTCGTAAATTTCCCAGTTATCCTCAAAAAGCTCGTCCCAGTCTAACTCCCCAAAATCTTCGTCGTAATCTTCACCAGGGTAGTGCATTGCAAGCATCGACTTGCAAACGCCAAGGCGTGAATCCTTCTTGAAGCTGTACACGCCCTCACTCCAAAAACTCTGCCTAATCTTTTTTCCTTCGTCTGCCGCTTTCAGCGCTTCCCATGTTTTCATCTTTTCTTTCTCTTCCTTTCTTTACCCATGCTTGCTCATATTTCATAAATATTCACTTTATATACAGTTATCGCGTGTTTTTACCCTAAATGCATACGTCTTTCCGGCTTTTTATTCAATCTGACATCTAAAAGCTCTATCTGCTTCTTGTCAGCCTCTTCAATCAGTTCATCGAGTTTATTAACACGAATTGCTTCACTGTAAAGGACGGATAATATGGCATTCTTGCAATCCGCCATCGCCTGCATCAGGTCTTTCATGCTTTCTTCTTCTGTTCTGTGCGTTTCGTATCCATCGCCGCGCGCTCTCTGCAAATGAGACGCCGCAGTAATTAGTTCCGCGCACTCTTCTTTTAAAATGTTCAGGTTATCGTTTTTGCTGTACTCATCAACGATTCGAATATTCATTTCTTAGCTCCTTTGTATTCCTTGCAATCTTCACTGAAATCACTTACAGATACTCGATAATAAGGGTAATGTTTCCAGTATTCTTGCAATCTTTCCCAGTGTTTTCCATTAGTGCTACGTTTACACGTCTTGTTTTGGCAGTCATTGCGGCAAAAGCAAATGTCGAATGGACCGCCGCCATTATCTTCCAAATAATATCTCATGTGCTTCACCCGATTTTGCTTATAATATATACTGTTGCGATATACAAAAGATAAATACAAATCAACCCGATTCCGATAATCATATTTATAATAAACATCGCAATAACGGTAAGAAGTAACGTAATCATAAAAATTCCTTCATCATCGGCATTTCTGAAACAATATGACAAAATTCTTTCCATTCAGGTAATGCATGATTCTTTCTTTGATGGTACATGGTCAGCAGTTGCAGGTAATTCGTTGTTACCCTCGCTTTTTCTTTCAACCCGACTGGAACAGAATAAATCAAGGAAACCTTCGAAATCTCTTTGTTTCTATATCTATCAACATTTTCATTGAATAAAAAAATAACATCTTCCGGCGTATCCGGCGTAAATTCCCAATCACCAGTAGCGACTGAATGCATCACGCTTTGGCTCATCACTATCTGAAACCAGTGATACCTTTCCGCCTGTTGCCACCACTTAATACTTGCATTGACGGTTAAATCAACGGTGATACCTGTTAAGAAATTTGATTCACCACTATTTAACCCTCTTTTCACCAAAACTTTCGCTAATTTAAGTTTTTTCTCACCATCTTCTAATTCTTTGCCGTAACTGAACCCTATAGCTCGCAATGCACTTTCTAAACCGTTCACTTTATAATCTTCAATAATCATATTCTCCCCCATTTTTATGCGTAAGCCGTGTTAATTCTATAGAATAGTTCCTGACGTGACGAAACAGGAGTATTTTCACCCAGTACGACTATTCGCAATGTCCTATTAAGAAATTTTCTCCGTTGCATCTCTGACAAATCATGAAATTTAAACCCATTTACATGTTTTAATTTTTTCAACCCCTGAATTTGCAAGTTGCCCTTCGTGAACTCAACTAATGCCTGTATCCTCTGCGCGCCATAAATAATTTCCTGCTTTCCGTCTTTGCAATCAGCAAAAAACATGAGTGAAATTGGCAACCCTAGTAATACCGATTCAATAAAAAGGTTTTTATTGGCATTTCCCCACATAAGCGCCCTTTGATAATCCGGTATAAAAAAATCATTTTTCTCAAATTTCTGAACTAAAAGCTCAATCGTATAATCCTTCGTATCATAATCAATTTGTTTCTGCTGTTCCCGTATTTCTTCATCAGCTTTTTTCTTTTCATCATCAGTTATCTCACCAACCAGCATGCCAAAGTCCTCCCGCGTCGTGTTTCCACCAAAAGCTACCCACATCGCCTTTCTTCTTTTTCATAAACATTTCGGGAACAACCATGAATCTTCTTTTAAAATCCCTGTAAAACCCAAAATACGATAAAGCAAACGATGAATATGGGCATGGGAAATGTCTTTGCTTTACCCGTTTCATCCCCAGCATAACGAAGTACCGTGGCAATTCCTTATATGTCATCGCATATTTACAGTTTTCTGCAAGGAGTACCAACCATTCATCCCTGCTCACCTTTTTTAGCAGTAACCCATCACCGCAGTCATTTATTTGTACAACGTTGCCGATTTCCATAATTCGCCTCTCAATGTGCCAAATTCTTGCATTAAATGTTCAGTCAAAGATATGTATATGTTTCCTTCAACCAGCCGCCCAATGTAATCCACTGACAAATAGTTTGAAATTTTCGCATGTACCTTCAATGTAGGGAAATACTCTTCCTTTTCCTCAACAGTTGTATTTATTTCCTCTGGACTATAGCGTCTAACTAGGTCTTTCATGATAGCTTTCAGTATTTCATCCATATGCGCTCCTATCTATTGACGTATACCTCTTTATACTGGCGTCCAAATTCAATGGCTCTTTCGCGGGAATCCATAAAAATATCTATACAGTTATCAATCCCGCAACGGTCATTTACGATATAGTCTTTTCCGCCGATTGTCACGATTGTCCCTAACGGAAGAAAATTACATGCAACCCCGCCCTCGTGTGCATACTCGCCGCTTGCAGTTATGCCGTCGCACTCATATAGGGTATACGCAGAACATTCTGAAATTATCCACTCTGCACTAGCCGCCATCGGTGACAAAGCTAAACTTATAGCCAATAGCAGTTTCTTCATATTATCGCCCGCTTTCTTGAGATTTAACTTTAACATCTTATCTTATTTTACATTCTTATCGCCTTTCTGTCAATACGAATATGCCTATAATGCCAAAAACGTCATAGACGTTCCTATTTTAGCTTTACAGGCATTCTATGGTCTGACAGGTAAAGTTATATCCCAAACAACCTAGAACGCTTGTAAAGGCAAAATAAAAGGACGGTTCATATCGACCGCCCTTTGGATTATCGTTTCAGCTCTTCAATCATTCGGAACGTTTCGTCCCTTACCTCGCAGATTTCAGCATGGATAGTTTCGGTTTCTGCACCATTCCCATACTGTCTAAGCTCGTATAGCAATTTAAGCAATTCATGATTTGTTTTTTCCAACAGTTCAATATCTTTATTCATCGTCTTTCACCCACCAAGCATACAAACTTTTTTCGCTTGAATCCCATGTATCCCATATATCGCCATCACGGACGGTCACAAGATGATGTGCGACATCGCAGATGATTGTTTCCCCCGTCCGCGCCATTTCATACACCTTTGGTCTTTTAGTTCCTTTCTTTGCTTTGAAAGAGACTCTTTTGAATCCATTCCTGTACAACCACTTCCCGTATGTTTCTTTGCTATTCGGCATTTCTTTTAGCTCAAATCCAATATCGCAAAGCTCTTTATAGATTTCGTCCCATGTTTTTCCGCTTGCGGCAACTAAAGCTCTGATAACGCAATCGCCGCATCTGTTTTTCATCGGGTTAGGATTAAATTTTCTAAGCATTTTTCTTGTCCTTTCCCCCGTGAACCTATCACGGGGATTCAATACTTACTTAAATACTTTCAAGAATCATTTTTAGTTCGCAGATACCGCCGTTAAGTTCTGTAATTCCAGTATCATACATCTCAAACGGGATTTCCTCTTTCCAATATTCATCGGTAATTTCATCCTTTTGGCTTTCGAGCCATTCAATTCTCTTTGCAATCTTTTCTTTAATCTGTTCTTTGGTCATGGTCTGTTACTTCCTTTCATCAATCAGGGCTTTCTTCCCGCCCTCTGATAGTATAATATCATACCGTTTTATGTTTTGCAAGAGGCAAATTAACGAAAACGTGCATTTTTTAAAAAGTGTACGGTAAAATGCATCTGTCTATTATCATGGTCTATATACATATATAGCAATAAAAAAGCACCGATGCTCATCCAGCCCGGTGCTTTTCTATGACATGTCCTTTAGCACAAGATATACATGCCTTTGGTTCGTTTGTGAACCGCTCATCATGCTTGGCTTGTCCTTTGCTACCTTTGTTCAAGCTGGACTTCCTATCCCATTACATGATTTGGGAGTTAAAGCGTATTGTTTAATTTACAACTAACGCTGTAGTATGTTTTGTTGAACTTTAACTTTATTTATTATATCACTAAAAACGACTTTTTGCAATAAAAAACCCGCTTTCGCGGGTCTAGGGGCAAACCGATAAAGTTGATGAAAGGAAATTAGCCCCTTACTAAATACTACTATATCAAATCTATTATGTCAAACGATTATACAAATCTCATCAATCGACACAATATCGTCTACTTGGTACGGGTCATCAAAATCAAAGTCATCAAAATCAAGATAAGACGAACTACATATATTTCGTACTTCCTTGTTTCTTAAACCGTTAATGCTGGTTTCTCTTCCGTATTCCTTTATTCCGTTATACAGTATTTTTCCATGTTCATCCTCAACCTTGAAATTTTGCCCGTCTATCATCAAGGAAACAATTTCTTTAACTGTCATTTTTTCGCCTCCACAATACGCAACAATGATTTTCCTAGTCGGAATAGCCAATCATTCGTTTCCGCCTTCCAGCACTGCTCTTATTTTATTTTTCAATTCTCTTTCTCGTTTCATGGATTTAGGAAAAAGATATTCCAAACTTTTTTCACATGCTATCCTATCGCCGTTTCTATTGTACACGGCACTTCCTAAACATTGCTCTCCTAGGTTGATTCCATTTTCTTCCGCAAAAACCTTGATAGTGGTAACAATAATTCTTTTCAATCTTCTGTTCAATGATTCAGGAATGTCCAATCCGTATATATACTTAGGGCTTACATCAAGAAATGCGGCTGGCTTTGTTGCAACAATTACGATTGTTTCACTGTTTTCTTTAACCACTTTCGCATCTTCAAACGCTAAAAAGGCATTATCAAACATACCATCGCAAATTGCATAACTCATCATCCATTCAAATTTTATCATTTCATCACCTCTTTTTGCTCAACCTTTCTGCCCGCATTTTCATAATAAATCTATCACTTCTAGGTAATGGCATCATGTACCGATAAAAGCAACCTGCCTTCCATAATTTTCTTCTTGTGCGGTTCATTGTTGGGTAGCGTTCAGATTTAATCATTCTTCCTCCTTGTAAATTTCCCAGTCCGTTGCAAAAATATCGTCCCGGTTTAAATCCTCCAATCTTACGTTGTCGAAAGTGCTGTCGAAACATTTCCAACCGCGATGCGTTATAAGAGACGGCTTACCTCGTGGCTCACCCTTGAAGCAGTACACATCATCCATCCAACATTTCCGCCTTATCTTCTTTCCCTCATCGGCGGCTTTTAACGCTTGCCATGTTTTCATTTGTTTTTTCTCCATTCTAGCTCTGCTTCGATTCTTTCTTTAATTTCACTTGGAGACATTGCATTAAACGTCTCAAATGAGACGATATCAGTGGATGGTTCTTTGTATACGAATTTAGTATCCGAAGTAACAAACGAGCTTGTGATTCTGTCGGCTTTAGTATCGTATTCAATAACAACCTTGAAACTCTCTAACCTGCCGCCACTGTTTCCATACGACAAGCAATGCGTATCGAAACTGGCGGCTCTAATTCTTTTGTACTTCCTCATTGTTTTTCCCTTCCTTTGTAAACTCTTCTTCGTACTGCTCGCATTCTTTCGCGAGCTTTGCGATGAAGCTCGCGATGTAGTCAAACTCCGCGCCGTGTTTGCTGCTAAGTCTAGCGGCTGATTCCGCGTCTGCCGCAAGGTCGTGGAGAGCTTCAGCTACTTCGCGAAGCAGTGCGCTTTCTGCTGTTAATTCGAGTTCTTCATCTACTATCATGATTTACCTTCTTCCTCTGCATAAAAATCCTTACAAATATAAATCTATATTGCGGTCGTCTAAAATCTTATATCCGTAAATTGGCATACGCATGATTTCTTTAACATTGCGGATTCTGTCATGGTGTCCTGCCTCTGCTATCCATGGGTCAAAGTTTGCACCAATATACACCGTCGTATCATCTCCGAAAACATCTAGTGCCTCTTCAACTGTTTCAGCGGTCTTTCCATTGTACTGTATCATTTAGCCCTCTCTAAGTCTTTCTAATACGTCTCTTGTGAGTTCTATTTTGTCATATCCATCACACACTGCATTGTAAATGTCCCTAATACATGATTCCGTTTTTACTTTGTCCAGCTTGTCCCCTATAGTCTTAAAGTTGTTTCCACCATAGATGATAAAAATCCGTCCATTCTGATAGCGGATTTCATTGACTTCAAAAATAATACTATCGTCCATGTGAATAATCATTTTAGTTCGTCCTCTATCCGTGCTATTTCGCGTTTATACGTCTCTTCATTCATCCCAATACCGCGCGTACCGGGATAGCCCAAAATCTCGCCTAATGCAAATTCCATTCCTTTGAGATATGCAAGTTTAAGTGCATTCCCTGCTCTTGTAATCTCGCTAATTGGTTTCCCTGCCTGATACTTCACTATAGCGTCCCATGTAATCATTTCGCGATAAACGCTTTTCCACCGCTTATAAATTTCAGTATCCTTCAATATATTTCACCTCTTTCATGAAAAGTGCCTCGTCCCGTTTCACCATCGTTGTATCGGGAATTGGAAGTAAATGAGTAATGAAATATTCTTTCATTTCCTCAACATAGTGCGCGGTCTTTACCATACTGCGCATAAGTGAGTATCTAATTGGCTGGCATGCGCCAACCTTGCCCGCGTAAACAACCGCCGATTTACGCGCTTTAAGTTCTCTAACTGCTCTTACATATTCTTTCTCAATCATTTTTCTTGCCCTTCCACCCCATGAACCTATCATGGGGATTTCTTAATATTTGTTTAAAACAATTTCAAAATTTCTTCAAGCTCGCAAATGCCGTTTACGCATTCATGGATTCCCTCTGAACAAAAATCAGTGGGAAGTTCCCCGCCTTTGTAATCTTCGATGTATTCATTTTTTTCAGCTTCAAGCTGACGGATTCTTTCTTCAATCTTTTCTTTAATCTCTTCCTTGCTCATGGTCTTATTTCCTTTCAATCAACATCTGATACAATTCTTCGTCGATTCCGTAAATTCCCCAAAGTCCCGACTGCGTTTCACCAACTAAATTGAGGACGCCCTCATAAGCCATGGCTGCCCCAAAGCACAAATTCCACGCGGCGTTCCAGTCTGACGGAACAGGTCTTTTTTCATCTTTCAACGTGTCAATCGCTTTCATATAAGTGTTGGCACACTTTTTGCTTGCAATCATTACACCTCTTACGACTGCAATCTGTTCTTTGGTCATATTCTTATCCTTTCCCCTTGAACCTATCGCGGGAATTTCTTAATTAAAAACGTTCCATTTCTCGATTAAAAACGGTTTCTGAAATTTCATCCGTTTCTTCCGGAATTTCGCCGAGGGTTTTAAGGCATTCATTATATGCACTTGATTCAAAGTCATATACTAAAGCCCAATTTCTATATTCGTCCATCATCTTCCAATTATGTTTTTCAATCGCAATGCTCGCAAGTCTTTGGTAAGTATTTTTAAAAGCAATACTCAAATGCGCCTTGTTTCGGATAATTTCAAGTTTAGTCATTTTCTGTTCCTTCCTTTCATCAACCGGGCTTTTCTCTCGCCCTTATCTGTATACCATAATACACCATTATAGATTTATTGTCAATGCTATTTTGTACTTTTCTTTAATTTCTTTGCATTATAAAAGAGGTTAGAATATTCTAACCCCTTTACTTTAATTTCTTTCCATATAAGCGTTCCATGCCCGCTTTAGTCACCAAATAGACACGCCCTGATTTTCTCATTTCCCATGGTTTAAATCGCGGCGGGCATCCTCTTTGTCCTGCACAAGCAGATTTAAGCGTCATGTGCGGGATTTCCCATAAGTCAGACGCTTCTGAAATGGTATAGACGTTATCTAATTCAGAAGAATCCTCATTATCTTCAACCACTTCTTTGTCTTTAGGTCTTAAATCTCCTAAAGAAGATAACGCATCTTCAACGCGGTCTATCCCGCCCCTTTTTATCATCTTTGACAGCCTTTTAAAGATTTCCCATTCTTCATCTGTCGCTCGCACAGACCTTTGCTTTCTGATTTCTTCCTTCAAACGTATCACTCCTTTCTTTATTATAATTGTATAATTTATCCGATGTTTCGTCAATACGATTATAAAACCCCGTGAAAAAATGCACGGGGGAATTGTTTAGCGCATTTCTGCGCCGTTAAGTTGTAATGCGGTGTCTTGATTGATGGCAGTCTCTCAATAACCACTGGTGGTCAAGGATAGAATTGAACTATCATTAAACTCCTAGGCGTCCGTTCTAACCATTGAACTACTCGACCATATAAGGGTAAGCCTAAAATGCGATAAAAGACTTACCCGCAAAGGAGTAAAGGCTAGAAAAACGGAAACAAAACTAGCCTTTTGGCGGATACAGTAGGATTTGCACCTACGAGCGAATAAAAATCCGCTTCTTGCTTAGCAGGCAAGCACCTTCGACTACTCGGTCATGTATCCATGGCGGAAGCGGTAGGATTCGAACCTACGCCCGGTTTCTCGGCTATCGGTTTTCAAGACCGTCCCCTTAACCGCTTGGGTACACTTCCGCAATGCCCGCATGTCCGCAAACACACGGTGACTTTCCGCTCTAGTGGGAAACAATTTTTAATCACTGTTACTATAAGTAGTAACCACCTGCCATTTGTTTCGGGGTGGCGTCCCGTGGACCGACAAAGGATTTCTCGCTTTTTCAAGAGCTTACTGGCATTCACCAACCTAGACGGTTCATTTCGCGAAAAGGGATAAACAGGTATTTCCCCTATCTTTCCCACATATGCCCGCCAATAGTGCGATATGGCGGTGACTTTCCATTACGTGAGGAAACAGTTTTTAATCACAGCAATCTCTCTACCGCCGATTGCCAGCGTTGCTTTACTTTTCGCGCGTAAAGCGGCGGTAACACGCAAGGTTGCGCTATATATATGTACATGAAATGAGGTGCGTGTATTATTTCCACTCTCGCAGGAATTTTTAGCGTTTGCGCCCCGGTTCCGTTCACGGGTGAGGAACATGACTTTTTTCCGCACAGGGGGAAAGACTAAACCCCATGGTGCTAAAGGTGGGATTTGAACCCACATACCATTAAAGGTAGCGGATTTTAAGTCCGCCGTGTATGCCAATTCCACCACTCTAGCATGGGCAGGAAGCACCAAAACTTTCGCTTCAATACTTCCGCATGCGGCGGTTTCCCGCCTAGATTGCTTTCAATATCGTCAAGCAATCCTAAGAATCCGCTTACCTTCCTGTTGCTCGGATGTTTTAAACACCTGTTGGCAAGCAACGCCCGTATGCAAGTACCGTCCCTACTTCGTATCGGGAAACGCCTGCACTCCCCGTATACAGTGTGCAGGACTTTGGTGGGTGTCATTTAATCTCGCACCTAGAGAGATTGTAAACCATTTTCGTGAAGTCAAGGAAATGGTGGGGACAGCGGGACTTGAACCCACATCGAAGCGGTTATGAGCCACTTGCTTTACCATTTAAGCTATATCCCCAAATTGGCAGGGGGTAGTGGAATCGAACCACCATAAACGGAGTCAAAGTCCGTTGCACTATCCACTATGCTAACCCCCTATGCGGGCTTTCGCCCGCTATGATGAGAGGAAAGCCGACCACGGGATTTTCACCCCGCCGATGACAGTCGGCATGGTGAGCGGGGCTGGATTTGAACCAGCGAAACCTTGCGGTAACAGATTTACAGTCTGCATCCTTTAACCACTTGGATACCCACCCAAAGCGGTTGTTTATCCTCTAACCGCAAAAGAGGTGACGTCTAGCCATATGGCTTTTGCTATTCCGCATTTACTCGGCATCCGAATAGCTAAATGCCGACCCGTCTTAATCGCTGGCGGATAAGCGTCCTAGCCTGTTGTCTGTCGTGCGCTCGACATTATAGGCATAGACCGTGACCTCTGTCACGTCCCAAAAAAGTTTTTCAAAAAACGGCGCTTACCGTTATTTTACTTACTTGCGGATGGCTGGGAATCGAACCCGCTCTAGCTTTCGCCGCCTGTAGCCATTTGGCGTCATCCACATAATGCGGGCGTACCCGCATTTAGCCAAGGAAATTTAAAAATGCCAATCAGAAATCCTTGATGTATATATTCTATCATATTGTATATACGAAATCAAGTAAAACTTTTCTTTTCTTCAATAAAAAAGTCCAACAATCAAGTTGGACTTCGGAATAGTTATCTAGCTCTAATCGCACTCGCGCGAAGGTTACGGTTTACCGCTCTCACTAATCTAGTATTGTTTGAACCTCTATTCGGAGCAATCCCGTTTCGCCTTCCATATGCAGATTTGTTAAAATTGGCAATACCGCCGCCGCTTGCTTTTACCGCGGAAAAACTTGCACCTCTACCACCCATAATTGTTACCACCTTTCATGATTTAAACGCTTTCTTGACTGCATCGTGCATTTTACAGCGTTTCGCAGTCTGCTCGTAAAAAGCAGGGATATTTATAACCCTGTCATCACCTAACAGCCCATCCGGGATACGACCATAGCAGATAACCAAAGACGGATTAAGCCGTTCTTTCATCTCACGGTAGCCATCAAGGAAAAGCCTTTTAGATGTATCACTAGAAAGAATACCGACTGTCGATGTAACTACAACGGAGTTTTTAGGCTCGCCGTCAAAGCAGAAATCATATGACGATTTATCTGACCATGCAATAGTCGGTAATACCTTTATTCCCTTGCTCTGCCAGTATGCCCCGAGGTAGTGCTTCCTGTAATGATTATATATTTGAATAGCTTTTGGCATGTCGATGTACAGTGAGAAGTCAGGCGTGCATACATAATTGAATTGCTCAAGCAGTTTCGTGTAAGTGCTTAAAGCCGACCAACACCGCTCAAATTGATAATCATCCACAAAAAAATGTACCGAGTATGCTTTTCTGTTTTGGCGCGCCTTCGTAGTTTGATGAAAATCAATCCAATGCGTATTTGAATTAAATTCTTCCAGCTTGGTTCCTTGTAACGTAGGTATGTTGTATTTTCCCACGCCTGCGAAAACACCGTTTTCCATATTCTGCATTTTTTTGAAAAATTTTCTTGCCATTTTTATCACCTGCCGATATTTTACGCCAAAATCAGCTACAATAAACTACAATCTTTTACTATTGCTTAGTTCTGTTGCCTTGCAACTTGCAATATAAGTTAAAACCGCCGTGAACCGCCCTATTTTTCGCTTATAGGCGTTTTCGGTTACTTTTGATATAGTTATCGTCCAACATACAAGAAACGCCTATAATCAAGCGTATTTAGCACAAAAGAAAAGAGGTGATTCCTCACCTCTCACTCTCAAGCCGCATAGGATACGCGACGCATGTATTTTCTCTTTGCGCACTCTTTTTTGAGTGCCTTTTCAAGGCGGTCAATGAATAGATAATAATATGCACACTCAAATGCACAATCATCAAAAATTTCATTCGCTGTTTCCGCATCCAATTTATCCATCATGTCATCGCAGTGTTGAATTTGCTTGCTGAATTTCATCAACCATTCGAGCTGGTCTTTGTTCATTGTGTATGCGCCTTTAAGGTAACTATAGCTGATACCCAATTTTTCCGCGTTCCCCTCAATTCCATTTCTGCTGAAAATTGAAATTTCATCGTATTCATCAGTATCTGTCAGATAAATTCTCATTTTTGCTTTCTTCCTTTCTTTAATCGGTATCGCTTTACTGTATATATAATACATCATTATAAGCGTATTGTCAAATATTTTTCTAAAATAAAATCACCTATCATTATGACAGGTGATTATTTATCAACTTATTTAAGTTCATCTTCTAAAAGTCTTTCGTATTGAATTACCCGCATTCCTAAATCGTGTTCGTCGCACTGGTCAAGCAAGAATTTGCGCGTTTCTTCATCGCTAATTTTCTCTTCCATTTCTTCGCAGTGCGCTTTCCTTTCCAGCAATTCTTCCCACCATTCAAACTGGTCTTTGGTCATCGGATACGCATCCATGTCGGCGTCATACTGAACGCTTTTGTCCCACATGCAAATAAAATCTTCGTCTGTATCCAAATCTCTAATTTCTCTAGCATCGGTCAGATAAATTTTCATTTTGTTTCTTCCTTTCATTAAACAATATTTTTGTTCCTTGTGTCTATTATATTATCACAATAAACGCCCATCGTTATGACAGGCGTTTGATATCATTCAAGCAAGGATTCATCATCTTCCAAAGCGTCCGTGATTTCATCCTCGTAATCTGATAACATATATAATAAATCAAAATCAGATTTGATTGTCTGTGCGTCCGCGTCGAATACAATCCATTCGTTTTCTCCAAAAATTGAAAAATCATCAAGGCTTTCTTCAATCATTTCCGCAATGTCCGTCGGTGACATATTCGCACGACACATTTCATCATCAAAATCTTCTTTTTTGAACACTCTCACGTTGGTTGCGTTCATGGCAACGTCTGCCATCTTGTCCTCGTCCAAATCAGTGAATGCGTCCCAAAGTTCTTCTCTAGTCATAATTATCAATCCTTTCTTAAATACTTGTTATCGGATGTATATAGAATACCATTATAGAGATTTCTTGTCAACACATTTTTATTTACAGATTAAACATGCTAGATTTAGCGCAGACAGTGCGGCGGCGCACACTGCAAGTGCTGTCGTTATCTTTTCCATTGCCATTGCTCCTTACGTGTGATAAACTGATAGGGGAAGGCGTTGAACCTATCAACGCCCCCTATCGCTTAAAGAATGGACACTAACCATTCAATCAAGCGAACCTTTACCGCTATCATCACCTGCATCAGTAAAATTAGGATGATGATGGCGGTAATCCTATTCAGTTTGAACACATTTTTTCTCCTTTCTGTAAAATTTGGTGGTTTTACCACCTTTCTTATTATACCATATTCCAATAGACAAATACAGTCAAACGCCCATTTTATCGAGGTTTTTACCATGAAAATGGGCGTTTTTTATGTTATTTTATTGCTTTCTTTACGACAATTCCTGCCAGTATAATGGAAATGCCTTTCCACGTTCTTAATTGGCGGTCTTTCACTTCCATTTTGTGATTAACCTCTTGCTCGTATTCCTTCAAGTATTTGTTGGCTTTGTCTAATGATTTCTGCGTCGCTTCGTTCAATGTTTTGGATTTCTGTGTTTCTTTCTTCGATTCTTCCAACTGATTGTCTGCTTTCTCTAACTGACTGTTGAGCGTTTCTATTTGCTTCTTCTGCTTTTTCAAGAGATTCTGTTTGACTTCGTTGTTCTTCTCTAGCTGATTCAAGTTCGTTTCTAACTGATTCAGCTCCTCTTCCGTTATCTGATACGCCGACGCCGTACCATATCCAAAGAAAAGCAAGGATGAAAACAATAAGGATAGTAATAATTTCTTTTTTTCTATCATTTGTTACCTCTATGCGAATTTTTGAATTTTCATTCATGTAATCACGCTTTTCTATCAAAGAAAATAAATAATTATTCAAAATCTATTGTTTCGTCAGCATCAAACGATTGCCCGTTTATTTTCTCGCAATCGCTATACTGCCAAATTGCGGCGTTCGGGTAATCGCATTCATAATTGTATTGCGCGCACCATACGTCGCAATCTACTTGTTCCATGAGTAATACGTTCGTTAGCCAGTCGTAGTTAGCATACAGTCCGCACCTGTACCCTTTTTCTGCCATATAATTGACAAATACATTGACGCAATTTGTTAATTCCTGCCCGTCTGTAAATCCATTTCTATCTTTGTATCCGTCAGCATCTTCCATATCAAACCACACGCCCATTTCAAGCATGTCATTTGTCAATCCGCAATCTTCTAATAAATCTGCACAAAACTCTGCTTCATTTCTAGCCATATCTTCTGATAAAGCGTAGGAATAATAATATACGCCGACCTTTAATCCTGCGTCGATAGCACCGTTGATATTATCATAGAATGATTCGTCGATATGAGAACGTCCCCACCCTAATCTAATTATCGCAAACTCATACCCCGCTTTTTTCACCGATTCCCAATCAATGTATCCGTTGTTTTCGCTTACGTCGATTCCAAGCATGCTATCTCCCTATCTTATTTAATGCATTTTGAACATTTGTACTCATCGTCTTTATTGTTGCGTCGCCTTCAATAGATTTCTTCTCGGCTATATCACTTTCGCCGTTCCTCATTTTATCTACTGAAAATATAGAAACAAACCCAATAGCACCTATGACCGCGGCAGTCGTGTATGAGTTCCAAAAGTTAATAAGCATCTGAGTATTTGTATTGTATCCCGCGGTATTCGCCAGCCAAGAAGCTATAAACATAACAAACAAGGTTATAAGTCCAGTGCCGTACAGGTATATGACCATCATTGACATTTTGGCTTTTTTAATTTTCTGCTTTATTGTTTTCAGCGTCATTTGTCATCACCTTCATCTTTCTTATACTCTGCATAATAGCAGTGCCTTGACCATTTCCGCCTAATCCATGGTATGCCCTATATATTTCCTCGGCTAAATCTTCTTCTTCATATGTAACGCTTCCTCTCTCAACCGCCTGCTGATGAATGGTTTTTAACTGTATTTTAAGTAACACTCTCATTCCTCGGTCGCTACTTTTTACCTTTTCGGATAGTCCTTTAGACTTGTTCCATAAATACCCAATAGTGAACGCTAAAATGGCATATACGCCCTGCGTTGTAATTCCAATAATTATATTTTCCATAGTACCCCCTTCCATATAAACTAACATATTGTTAGCTATAAAAAAGTACAATAAAAGGACGGCAGACTATTTGTGTAGTTCCACCGCCCCATTATTATTAAGGCAAGCTATTTATATTTCCAACATTGCAGGTATTCAGCCATCCATGAAGGATAAAAGTTCCCGAATCCGCCGCCGTAATCATCAGGTAAAACCGCCCTGTTTTCAACTGGTTTGCATAGACGTTATGTCCGCAACGTGTTCTCACAGGGTACAGTGTTTCGCCCGTCCCTATCTGTACGACTACTGGCATGTATTGCGTTATCGTTGTTGGTATTGCTTGAGCAACATTCAGCCAAAAGCATTTGTTGTTCGCATACGCCTCTTGCGGTATTGTAAGCACCAAATTAGTGCCGCTTACCGCAACTGCTGTTGTTCTCATACCATAACCCCGCCGCATCCATAGAGTGACTGATAGGGGCTTGCTGTCATATAAGCTGGTACAGGTCTAGGGGAAATCTTACCCACAATAGCCGCAGATTGTGCAACTTGTGAAAGGTTGAAATTAGCGGTCTGTAATTCTCTATCTTTATCCGCAATCTTTTCTCGAAGGTCTTGAATCTGATTATTAGCTATCATTGCTCTGGTCGCTTCTCCCTCGGCATGAATCGCAGTTTTAAGCTCACAGGTATTTTTGTCATTGTTCGCCATGCTTTGGAGTATCAGTTGTTTTTGTTCACAGCAACAATTTTGCTGTTCAAATCTGTTATTGTTTAACTGCTGGCTAATTCCATATCCAGTTTGCATAATATTCTTCTCTAAGCCGTTATTTCCGCCCATAATAGCCATGCCTAAACCGTTGTTTCCCTGCATAACGGTTTTTTCAAGGTTATTCTGCCCCTGCATAATGGCATTATTCAGCGAATAAGCAGAATCTGCAAGCCCATACGAGATGCCTCTTAACTGTCCTTGCGTGTCTTGATGGTTGAAGCCCTGTTGCATTTCAGCCTGCGTAAGCCCGGCTCGGTTTCCAAAACCGCCGAATCCGCCGCCGCCCATTAAGGCAAAAATGACAAGTACCCACATGAGTACGCCGCCACATCCCCAGTTATTCATTCCTTCTTCCATGATATACTCCTCTCTTTATAAAATTACAGGTGCAATCCATAGCCCTGTAAGAATTGGTTTAATTGATTGTCATCCATTCCTCTGCTTCTAGCGAGTTTCCTAACAGTTTCTTTCAACTGCTCTTCATTCTTCCCCTTTACTGCTTCCAGTGAGTTTTTCATGATAGGGTTAAATCCTGCCATATACTGAATGAATGACATTAAATCATTTGACGGTTGAAACATCGAAATCATCACCTTTCTTCATTTCTTCTACCATCTTCTCCAGTCGGTCTATTTTCTTTTCCAACTGTTCTGTCGTGACTGGCTTCTTTTGTTCCCTAAGCTCGTATACATTGAATATAAGCCCGCCATTCATGTCGGTTGTTTTGGCGTATATCCTTCCTTCTGCCATGGATGGGAAATAGTAAATCATGCCGTTTGGTATGATTTGAGCCGCTCTTGCCTCTTCTATATTTGATACTTCGTGACCGTTTAAGCCGTATGTGAAATTCGGATACATGTCTATCACCTCTAAATGTATTCTCTCACATATTGCGCCCTGCATGGTCTTATGTAATCTCCTAAAAATAGCAATAAAAATACCGCACATGTTCGAGGCGATGAAAGGAAGAAATAACCCCGAATATAATGCGGTATTTTTCACACGGTTCAAGCGTTGCTCTATGCTATGCAATTACACCCCGTGTGTATCGAATACATAGGCACATTTATAACTCGTGTGATTTTTGCGGGCATAATATGGATGCCGCCCGCCATCAACTGACCGCGGGCGCACCCCGTCAGTTCTTGCCTAAGCCTGTTTTGCAAGCGTTTTACCCGCCATGTGACACATGGTTTGAATTTGTTCATGGGTTGCCTTTAGCCGTTCGGCATGGACAGTGGTTTATTGAACAGATTTAAGTTTCCCACCCTCACCAGTCACATTCAGGTCGTAACCACCTATAAGGTTTTGTACCTTACATATACTATTATAATGAATTTTGGCGTTTTGTCAATACTTTTTTGAATTTTATTTTTCCATCTTTTCGATTGCCTTTTCAATCTTGCTTGCTATCCGCTCGGCAATGCGGCACATGTTGCTCTTTGACATTCCTTTGTCTATATATATCTGCTGAAATGTCATTCCTTCGATACAATGCATGTGTATGTATTCCTTTTCATTGGGCGTAAATAAAGCGGTGTCGAGTAACCTTTGGTAATCCTCTTTATCCATCTGTCTAAGCCATTCCTTGACCCGCTTCCTGTTTGCCCTCATTGTCATTTTCTCCTAAATCTATGCCATTATATTTTGCATTAGCTTCTAGGCATCTAAGATAGCCTTGCATGTAATTTTCCTGCATCAGAAGAATCTCAATAGGTTCTTTCTCCGTTGAAAGCCCATCAATGCGCTTATTTATATATGGTTTCAGTTTCTTTAAGCGTATTTTCGTTTGCCAGTATTCTGCATAAAGGCGTTCTTTCCAGTCGGTGCTACGTTCCATCTCATCTAAAAATCTGATGATAACGCCCTCGCCATCTTCGCAAAAGACATTCCCAGTTACGGCATTAACCCATGAAAGATTCTCACCAACATATTCCAGCCGACACATAGCGTTTAATCCATCAAAGCGAATAATCGCTAGTGTTCTTTCTTTAATCCCGTTCATTTATTAAATATCGCCTCTTTTCTATATTTTATAGAACCATAGCAAGCTATGCAAGTACAATTTACTACAAAGTTTCAGGAAGATATAAATCGAATAATTGTACACGCACGCTTTTATTACGTTACGGTATATTCGTTAGAATTTGAATCAATCGCTAAAAAGAACACATCGCCTGTACTAATCACTGTTTCGTTATGTACAGAATAAGTGGAAGAAAATGTTGCTGAGCCGCTCGGGAATGTTGCACCGCTTTGGTATTCCCATTTTGAATAGTCGCTTCCTGTGCTTGGATTTGGGCTTCTTCTCCAATTCAAATAAGCCGTTACTGTCACTTTGCTTCCGGCGCTAAACGTCGCGTTTAATGTTGTTGAGCCAGTTGACGATACAGTACCTCTTTGCGAACTTATTGAGTTTGAAGTCCACCGTGTTTTTTCAACGTCATTTACTTTTAACACAACCGTAACTGAAACATTGTAAAAATAAACTTGACTTTTAGTTGTAGACCCATCTTTCACCCATTGTCCGTAATTGTTTTTCGAATAACCCGCAAACACGCCAGTGCTTTTGGATGCGGTGTAACTTACGGTAATTGGTATTGATATGCTAGTGGATTTACTATCAATATTTATTGATGCCGTGTTTCCTTTTTCAGTTGCTTCTATAGTTTGATTCCCTGTTGAAGATTCAGCGTTCATAAGCGTTGTAAAGCATTGTACATCAAAACCGCTCTCCGATACATTAACCGCCTTACACACCAATTTTATATTAGCCTTATCATAAGTATTTTGTGCTATTTGAGTGTTGGTTGGTGAGCATAAAACCATAGGCGGTTTATCCCACGGGCTTTTGAAACTTACATGCTTTCCATGCGGTGCAGTCCCTATGATTGTTCTACGAATTTGAGCGTATTGAACACCATTCTTATCGAAATAATTCATTCCATTGCCATCATACAGGATATACCCCCCTGTATTGTCAAATATTTGCAACCCCTGCATAGTCATCATCCTTTCACTTCATTTAATTCCTTCATTGAAATTCGTTCTTTTTAATGGTATTTCAGATATCTTCTGACTTATATCCAAAAAAAGAATGATACTTAACAATCCGTCCATGATTGCTTAAACATCCGTTTTACATATTTGTGACGTCGAAAACAATAAAAGTAGTTATATCTAAAGTCGTTTCATAATAGTTTCCGCTTCCATTATAATACCAAGTTTCTTGAAAACTCCCAGTGGCATCAAATCCATCCATTGTGTGCCATTTGCCATATTTGTCCATCACAGTTCCGTATCTCATTCCGATATGGTCTGTACTCTGCTGTATCACATCTGATTTCCTTACTTTTTTTGTTATTATTCCATTATTTATCATATAGTTAATATAGCTTTTTACAACAGTATATGAACCATATATCCATGTCGTTGGTAAATTCAAATATTCATACCAATCAGCAGGGTTTTCTGCTTCAGGGTGCCTTACTTCTATTACTGTGAAAGAATTTCTCTCAAATTGGTAAGCGTTTGTGTGATATGTAAGTGAAGGAAGTCCGCAAGCTATTGCCACTTTCTTTGTTGAACTAACGTCCATATTTGAATCAGCAAGCGTTTTAATTACTTTTCCATAATGCCTCGAACTATCATAAATAAGTTTATTGTTTTCATTATATATTTGTAATCCAACACCATTTTTTGTTGGCGTTGTATCTTTAGAAAAAATATATGCTATTAGCCCGCCGCTCGGCAGACTATTAACTATAATATGGCATTTGGTTTCCGAATTTTCACAATACGCATCTATTGTTCCATTATCACCTCCTATTGCGCCAATGCATTCTTCACCCGTAAATACTATGTCCAATTCTCCAACCGATGATATTTGAATTTTTCTGTTTAGCACTAGATTTATATAACTTTCATTTAAAAGAAGCGTATTATTGCTATTGTAAACTTGTATGCCAGCCATTAGTATATCCCATATATCAATTTACAATTTAAAACCTTATTATTAAAATTCCATTTCAGTAAATTTCCTTCTTTTGTTACTTTTGGATAACTTAGTGCTTCGGAACTTTTCCCAAAATTTATATCATCAGCCGATATAAAAAAATACCACAAAGAACCATTCCGTAATTCATCGTTTTCGATTGTCCCTGTTGCTTGGTTAATACTGATAATTCCCAATATTTTTTGCAATCTGTCAGATATATCAATAGTTATTCTTCCGCCCTCATCGAACACCTGCAACCCTTGAGCCATTCACCCTACCCCCTTACATAGAACGTACATACACGCGACAAAACCTAATAACACCGTGATAAAGAATCCCCATAACATCATTTTTTCTGACAATTCCATTTCTTCGCCGGGATTATACAGTATTCCGTCATAAAGATTCAAGGCGAAATTCCAAACTTTCTCTTGATTGTCATCACTTAATTCTTGATTAAACAATACCTGCGTTGTGCAACAACAATCATATTTATTCTCGTGAAGATAGACAGAAATTCCTTCTTCATATACAAAAAACCTCATGCTTTTTGAACCATGGATAATTTGAAATGTATAGCCGTCACTGACCGTTTGAATATCATTTGCATAGTATCCTTTTTTGCCCGATTCAACGGCATCTATCCATCCTAACGCTTTACTCAAAATATCATGCTTTTCCATTCGTTCACCTACAACCAAAACCATCTTAACAGTATAGCCAATATATTACTTATAATGGCTGTACACGCAAGTATAGAAGTAACCGACAGAATCAGGCAAAACGTCGTTTTCAATAAATATTTGAAAACCCCATCATCGCATTTTACTATCCATGTAAAGAAAAGATTGTTTAGCCCTGCGGCAAATATAATCAAAATGATAAGGATAATGCTAAACATCCGTGTTTACCTCAACACCTAATTCATTCGTATCTTCGGCGTATATCGACGTAATGTAATAATCCCCATAAATAACTGGGATATAAGCTGGCTCGCCATGATAAAGAAGTTTCATGTTTGAATCATCATAAACATTTACTTTATTTCTTTCTTCTATTATAGACCATATTTCATTTAATTGCATATAACGTAGCCTCGTAATAATGTTTAACTTAATGCTTTAAGCATGATTTTAGCATCTTCGCATGCGGTTATAATACCGTAATACACCCATTTGTCTCTTCTGTTTTCCTTCGGGAAAGTCATTTGGTCTTGTTGTACCGTTCTTTCGATTTCTTCAATAGCTTCCAACTTATAATCAATCTTATAATCAATGTGATTTAACCGAGTGTACACAAACAATTTTCCCGAATAAATTTTTTGATATTTATTTACTTTTAAGCGGGATTTTGATAGTTCCGTTTCTAATGCGCTGATGTTTTCTGTAATCCATTTTTGAAAGATTGCAATATTTACCATAGTTTTCCGTTACCTGCTTCCCCTTCTCTAACATATCAGAAGTTTCTTCATTCTTCATAGATTCTAAAAGCTCTCTGAACCTATCTTCGCCCATAATCTCATTGCATAATAGTAGCATCCAAAAATCGGGTATGTTCAGGAAATCATTCAAGTGTGGCAGAGGTTTCATGATAATCGCCTTCACTTTCGTTGCTCATATGGTGGCTACGTATTGCTTGAACAGTTTGCCTTCCGGCATATCGGGGTCGTCCCAGTAGAGCGCCTTAGCCACTGCGATATACTTTTCAGGGTCTTTGCCTAAAACGTTAGCGAGGTCACTATACAACATGTTAATTGCATAGTACAAATCTGCTGGTCTATCAATGTGACGCTTCTTAGCTTCTTCTTCCACCTCTGCAAATTCCCAGTGCGCCCCAGTCGTACCATCCACGTTTTCCATATGAGACACCGCGTCCACAGCGATATCGGTATCGAAGTAAGGACCGTAGTCTAACTCATGGAGTTTAAGCAACATGCGCTTTGCTTTAGGGTCTTTCGTGTCTAAAGTCAAACCATCTAAGTATTCATAGATAACATTATACAACTCACATGTTTTTAAGTTGTCGTTAGTTCTTTTAAGGTATTCCCTAGCAGTAAGCATATTACCCCCCCTATATTAAAACAAAACTATAGTTTTTAATAATCGGTAACGACTGGTGTACTGTTATTGATTTCTGCACTCCATCTAATAGTAAACGAGGCAGGACTTTTGTCTGGGTAATCGTTAGGTGCACTCCCATACCAGTAGACGCCGCTAGAACTTTGCAAAAATGGTTCGCCCTCATCACCTGTATGATGTATAAACGGCACCCATCCGCCAAGCCAGTAAGTTTTATTAGGGGTTACACCAACGTAACGACCATCTACACTAACTACTCTAACTCCATCAGGCACGGTAAACGAGGCTGAGTTATAACCATTAACGGTGATAGTGGTACTTCCGCTCGGCACCGCTACACTTGCTGCCGATGCAGTAAATGATGTATTGCTTGTAAATGTTCCTGATTTCATCAAATCAACTCCCTTGTTACTAATCCATTGTTGTTTTACGATTTAGGCATGGTAATGTTTGACGTCTACGGAGTGAGTGTTTATTGATGGAGACCATTCTATAGTGATAGAACCAGGAGTATTGCCACCACCTATTTCCTCCATAGTGCCAGTAATGTATCCGTGGGACTCACATAGAACCTCAAGCGTATACATTTCCATGTCAACATCGTCGCGATAGGATTCATCGTAGTATAATTTGTGTTTTGTATTTGGAGTAACGCCTACATAAGCACTCAGGTAACGATTATGCATATAGAGAACTGTTATTCCTGCTGGAACTGTAAAATTTACAGTATTGAAACCTAACTCTATGCGTCCTGTCGGTATGATAATACTTGCTTCACTAGCACTAAATGTCATATTGCTATTGATCCTCCCCCCCCGCATTGACATTTAATGTCCCTGCGGTATAGCCATCAGCAGGGACGACTTCTGCTTCATAGGATGTACCCTTTGGGATAGTAAAGGACGATGTGTGATCTGTACCCCCGCTCTTTTGCGGCGTGTATACGTGGATCGTCTGATTGGCACTTTGTGTAATTGTTACATTGACATAAGTGACGGCTTCTTTCCATGCAGCATAGATCACACCGTCTTTTTCTACTCTTAAATGGGTCGCATTGGCATCTGTGGTACTTCCTAGCTTTACATACCCTTTTGCTCCGTCAACTTCAAGAGCGAGGTAAGGACTGCCGCCTACTTCTTCGGCTGTTGTATAAATATTACAGGTCTCTTCTGTACCACCTGACTTTAAGATATGCAGTTTTTTAGTAAGTGTACCCATCAAGTCCTCCTATTCCACCCATATTTGTTTACCATCAATATCCAACACTGTATCATGGTCAAGTGTTTTCAGTTTATCTAACTCTACATACAGACGGTCGCGTTGGAGTTCGATGATATGATACTCATCGGTGGTATAGCCGCCTAGCCAATGTATAATGTAATTTTTTATTCGACCCATAACTCGCTCCCGTTGATACTAATATGACCGTTAGATAACGGAACATAATTTGCTTTAACGTAGTTTTGAGTGGCTACGGCATCCCCATTTACATTCAGATGCATGTTGTCTCCACCCGTAATGATTTCTACGCCGCCAGTAGTTTGAATCATGAAATCGCCAGTGCTACCATCTATGCTCGAATTGCCAATATCAATTATGTGATTATTCATCGTAAGGTCGCTGTCTGCTTCTTTTTTCATATATGGGGTAAGGTCTGGGGTGCTCCCTTCAGTAATGTCAGATTTAGTAATATATCCAGCGTCATTAGTAAGCTGACTAACTTTTGTAGGGATTGCATCCTGTAGTCTCTTATGCTCTATTTGTGCGTCTGCCTTACTTTCTTTCTCGCCTATCTTATTCAAGATGGTGGTCGAAAAGTTAGGGTCATTCCCCAGTGCTTTTGCCAATTCTTGTAATGTGTCTAATGCGTCCGGTGCGCCGTTGACTAAATTGTTTACCACGCCGTGAACAAATTCAGTATTGGCGATGGTTTTTGAATTGTTTTCTGTTGATGGTGTCGGTACACTGGTTTCCCCTGATACAGTGAGTGAAGCAGTAGTGAACCCGTTTTTCAGCGCCGTGTTTAATTGGTTAATCTTATCAACGCACTCTGTTTCCAGCTCTTCCTTTGTCGCATACACGGTTAAGTCAGGTTTATTTTTAATAAATGCCTTGTTAGTGTTATCTGTTATCGCCCAATCTGCATTGACTTGACCGCCTAATAACGTTTCCAAAGAACTGTTTGCTCTATCTGCTGATGCCTTTGCGTTTGCTTCCGATGCTTTCGCCGCCGCCGCACTAGAGGCAGACGCTTTAGCCGAATTAGCAGAATTTATCTCCGACGCACTTGATGCCGATGCCGAATTAGCCGATGCGGTTGCACTGCTGGCGGCGGCATTTTTATACGAATTAGCATTGATTTCGCTCTGCTTGGCGTTAGCTTCTGCTGATATAGCACTCATCGCCCATGTTTTCGCAGACTTATTGCCATCAACGCCATCAGGGCTACTTTCGCTCATAGCCCACGCCTTAGCTAAATTCTCACTTGATTTCGCATTGTTTTCAGATGCCTTGGCGTTTAGCTCTGATGCCTTCGCATTTGTTTCGTATGTTTTGGCATTCGTTTCACTGCTTTTAGCCTTACCTGCGCTTACACTCGCCGCTGATGCACTGCTAGAGGCATTTACTTCGCTTGTATGTGCGGCACTAGCTGAATCAGCGGATGCAGTCGCTGATTTTTGACTTGCGGTTGCGCTATTGGAAGAATTTTCCGCTTGCGTTGTTGCCACGCTTGCGCTTCCTGCGGCGGCAGTCGCACTATTTTTTGCATTGGTTTCTGAGGTCTTAGCGTTGTTTTCGCTCGCCTTTGCATTCAACTCACTGGTCTTGGCGTTAGTTTCACTGGTTTTAGCTTTTGTCTGTGAATTTGCACTCGCTTCTTGACTAGCTAATGCGGCGGCGGCACTATTGGCACTATTAGTTTCTGATGTTTTGGCGTTTGTTTCCGATATTTTCGCCTTGTCTGCGGATGCCTTGGCGTCAACTAATGGCTTCAAAGAAGTTTTAATTGTTTTGCCTTGCCGTGTGTGGACTATAAAATACCCGTCGCTATCTGTTTCTGCACTTACTATATCGTCACCATACACTTCGTTTTCAAGCCATTCCTGCTCTGTACCTTCATAACCATTTTTCTTAGCGACTTGGTACGCGCTTAACCCCTCGGCTTGGGTGGTGACTTCTATCCACTTATCTTTGTAAATATAAACCTTACCACTATTCTCTGTCCCATCGTCCAGTAAGTAGAATTTTCCAGCCTGCCCGGTTGATGGTAAAGAAGAAACAACAATAGTTGCGGCGAGTGACACGCCTTTGATAGCTTCTAGGTTGTTAATAATATAATCAAGTATTCCATCATTTTGAGAATTTACAAATGGAGTTTTCTTTCCGAATGTCCCTTGCTGAATGATAAAATCATTCTCATCTCTTATTTCAGGTGTTTGATATGCTTGTGGTCGCATAGTGTCCCCCTTTGTATAACTTACCTATATTTTAATACATTAAGGACTACACCTTACTACAAACCTTCTGTGCGTGCTATTTGTAACACCCATTTTGCGCCCAGCTCTTCCTTTATCCTCGCAATTTCTTCTCCGCTAATAAATGGCTTGTCCGATTCAATAACACCATATTCCAGCCCATCTCTTTCCATCAGATAATAAAGTTTATATCCTTTTTGCCATGTATTCTGCATATGTGACTTCTTTCACCTGCCCTGCACCCGTCATCCTTTTTAACTCTTCTAATGCTTTGCGGTCTAAAAAGATTTCGTTTGAATGGATAATCCCACATTCAATACCATCTTTTTTGAAGTACAGTGTATAAATGTACGGTGATTCATTCTTGAATGAAATCATATAACGATTCCCGCCTTTCTCATCTGCCGCATAATAAGCAATTCCCTGTTTCTTTTGCGTTCTTCATCTTTTCTCTTTTCCTCTTCTTCTAACTTTTGTTTTACTAATGCATTAAATACGCTTAAAATACTTTTCTGCTCATCGGTCATATCTGATTTCATAAGCGCTACAAGCTCTATCTTTCCCATCTTCGTGCCTGCGCTTATAATGCATCCTGTACCATCAACTTCCCATGACAAAATGTATTCTTTATCACTCACCTTATCTTTACCTTTGCAGACTGCATTTAGCGGGTTGACAGACACTTTACCACCCCGCACGAGAAAACGCATAATTCGATTTACAATGTCATTGATTTTTTCATTATTGAACTTGCTCCCCTCATCGGACACTTTACGAATCCGGTCACATGGATAGTCAAATATTCCGTATCTGTCAAAACCGTTGTCCGTATATTCCACATCGCTGATTTTTCTTATAAGTCTCTCATCCCAATCAACGAGCCAATATCCATTATTTGTGCATTCACGTATCGTGCCATACCCCAAATTGAAATTGTGAACCCTATCTCCAATCTTAAAATTACTCATAGCCGTCAATCTCCAATCTTAAAATTTACTCATCATAACTAGCTCCACTAACTAATCCAACTTCCACGAGATTTTTAATCGCATCAATCTATGGAGAATCAGGCGGATTCATAATGTGTTCAAGCATCATCATTAGCGTACCATCTCTCTTCGATTATTTCTGTTTTTAAAATCCTGTATCTTCTCATTCCTGTTCTTCCGTAAACCCAACTCTTGTCATTAAATACGAATCGCATAAAATCCCTTGAATAATTTCTTCTTTCCAAGGAAGCATCAACTTATCCAGTTTGTCACTGGAAGAAAATCTATTATTCAGCGGCGCATAAGATTGCCATTCGAGGAAAGGGGAAAATTTTGCTTCACGGGTAGAATCATGTACAGCTTTAGCAATACTGAAAAGGTCATCAATACCACTCATAATCCAGTTAAAGTCACGAGTTCTAAAGAAATAGATATCACTTCCATGCTCGGTAGCTTCCCCTGCAATCGCAGCAATTTCATCCAAATCTTCCAAATTAAGCAGCATATCCCATACTCTATCTTGGTCATTAGTAAACGGGTCGTACATTTTAGTCCTCCAAGTCGCTTATTGTTTCATCATATATTCATCCTAGCCAAGGTATTTCCCTTCTTTTTTCGCTTTCTCCCATCCTTCTTTTGAAAAGAACACTCTTGCGCCTTTTTCCTTGTGTCCCCAACAATCGGTATCAAGGATTGCAATTACATACTTATCGTATGTTCTAACCTCAATAATTTTTTCAATATAAATATCGCATAAATTCATTTTTGCTCACCTAAGTCCCTTGTATTAACACGGATAACAACGCCTCATGGATTCCCTTCCCATATTAAGCGCACAATCATATACAACATCATTTCATTCCTTAAAATACTCATTTAAAACATCTGCAATCTTATTGACGCATTCCCTAATATCTTTAATTGCTTTCAATTCAGAAGGGCAAAACAACAATTTATCGTCATTCAAGTCAATGCACCATTTTTTTAACGTTGCTTCTGTAATGCATGGTCTGATTTGATTATTAAATTCATTTCTGAAATTTTCTAAAAATTTTCGTGTGTTGTACTCCGGTAAATTTTTTGTATTCACTTTGATACAAACACCACCACTTACCCCTTCCTCTATTCCCTGTATAGCTATCTGTAACACTTTTTCGTCTACATAATTATCCTTTTCACTGTCATAAAGGCATTTCTCAGTCGCATCGTCGTATACCCAAACGGCGCTCTCTTTATCATAAAGTTCTAAAAAGTCCCTAACTGTCATTTGTCTTTTCCTTTCACAACAATCACCAACACTGGTTCAATGGTATCATCAATATAAATGTCGGTTATCGTTTCATCATATCGGCAAAACTCAGGGCAATAATCGGGAAAAATGTCGCACACTTCCCTATTTTTTAATTCTTCCAATGTATACGAAAATTTAGGATGAACAAATTTGCCGTATTTTTTTATAGTTTCAATATTTTCGTACATAGATTCATTTGAATTTATTTCAAGAATAGCAAAATGCACAAAACATTGATGCACGTTTTTCAAAACTTCGCTAACTGTCATTTTCTACATCCCCCGCGATTCCTTATCCTTCTTACTAATTTAATGTCTTTTTCTGCGTCAGTATAACACTCACTGTATTGTCCTTTTCGTGAAAAAAAATAATGTAGACCTAACCATCTATCATCTTTCCACTCTACGCAAATCGGGTAATGAGCGGCTGAGGAAATAATCTTATATACAACGCCCGCCCCAAAGTAATCAGACCAAACTATGTCGCCAACCTTAAATAGGGATGCTTGCTCTTTCATACGTCCTTTCATTTTCTTCCCCTTTATCTTTTGAATAACTTTTTCAGCTTCACACGCTTACGCCTTATAGCACAAGCAATTCAATAATAAGAGAGACGTCTCGTCCTTCCGTATCTTCTTCCATCTTAGCCGCGCAAACAGAATCCACTGACTTGTCTTTTACAAACAAATATGTTTCCAGCGGGAAATAGGAAAGTACCCCACTGTAAACAGTGCAGGGCGGTTCTCCCAAAACTACAATCTGTACATGTGCATCCATATCCAAGGTTTTAATAAGGTCGCTAAATTTAATCATTGCTTCCTTCCCTCTCTCATCACACGCTTACGCCAGTATGATACTTGAAATAGTCTTTAATGTATTTCTCGCCAAATTTATTAACCATCCACTGAAAGTATTTAGCATTTATCTTAAATGAATAAAAAGGCACCCAGTCACAAACATCAGGCGGGTCAAAATCATAGTATACATAACGCGTTTCTGCGTAATGTTTTCCCTGTTCCGGTTCATCATCGTCGGGTGGTATTTCTTCCCAAAACGCAACGCATAAATTATGGTTACTGTCGATATGAATTTGTGTTTTCTTGCGGTCAAAAGAATCACATCCCATGACAACTTTTTCCAGCTCTTCTATGTCTTTCTTTGTAAGTTTTTCAATATACATTATTAACGCACACCCTCTTTTTCTTGAGATAATCTTTTAAACATCTTGATTAGCTGTTCATCCCTTAACCCGTTATCAGCATTAGATATTTCGAGAAGGTCGTTGAAATTTTTTCGTTTCCTATCCTCTTGTAATCTAACCTCGTATCCCTTTCCAACCGTGCTTGAAAGCAAATCACCTTTTTCATGCCATTTGTTAAACCGAAGAACAGGATATGCCCATGGCTTATTCCGAAAGTCTCTTTCAGTTTTCCATGCAATGGACACCTCTAAAAGGTATTCAGGGCTAAGTCGGATGTACTTGTGTAACCAAACTACCTGCCATAAGTTTACCTTGAACCCATTGCCGCACTTTTTATTCCATACTTCGATTTGTTTTCTCGTGATTTTCATTCTGCATTCTCCCGATAAAAAAGCCCAACACATCTTTTCCCGTCATGCATAAATTCTGTATTCTTTTTACCCCACACTTCCACCCACTTAGCACCAATCTCTCTTCTTATTTCTTCTAAATCTTCACGGCTTAAAAGGGTTTCGCTCGAATGAATAATTTCATATCTATCAAAGTGCATTATATAAATATACGGCTTTCCTTCTAATGAAATCATGATTATTTCCGCCTTTCTTTAACATCAATCAACATCATGCCATGCATTATCGCCTTTTTTGTCGGGATAGCGATAGGAATACGGCATATCCATATCAATAAACCCGTTGTTATCAACACTCTGACCGACAACGATGACCGTATTGTAAAAGCGTTGATTTCTGCTTGCCCACGATTTTGCGCCTCTCAAACTTTTGGCAAAAACTATCGTTGCTTTTCTGAATGAATGTAAATTTTTTAATTCAACAACATAGTAAAACATTTTTTCATTCTTCCTTTCAATAAATATCATCCGTTGATATTATAATACCGTTTTATCGGTTTATCGTCAATACTTTTTACAATTTTATTTATGATTTCTCGCTCTTTCTTTTTCTATAAATGATACTATTCTCAAGACGTCTTGCTCTTCTTTGTTGTAAATTTTTGCTGAAAAATCACTCATGCAATTTTCTTCCGTAACTGTGATTCCCGACGCGCTCAGCATATCACAGAACCAATCTTTTCCAGCTTTGTATTCCGTATAAAGCGAAATATATTTTTTCTTAGTATGTGCAATCTCACTGAATTTCACGATTTCATTTTTCTGCATTTCTTCGATTTCTTCGCAAATGCGTTTATATGCGTTTGCCATCGCCTCAAAATAACGAAAGCCATGGATAATACTTTCATTCATTTTCTAGTCCTAAAGCGGTGAACCTATCACCGCCTTTCCTTTCTTTTTTAATAAATCTCAACCATCAAATTTCTTTCAACTGTTTCGTAAACTTCCTTGGAAAAGTCATTCATCACCTTGCTTGTGTGAACAATGATTCCATCTCTTTTCAAATCTGCTATAGCAAGCTCTTTTCGTTCACCATAGCTTTCGTATTTATTCCCATATTTTCTCATCAGCTCATCGGCTTTCGATTTGCTAATGATTCCATTAAAGAAAAGTTTTCCAATTCTTACCAAAACACTGAAATAAGCATTTTCCATATCTTCATAATATTTAAATGCGTTTACCGCGTTTTTCTGCATACTGTTTAATCTCATTTGTTTTCCTTCCTTTCATCACTAAGAGGTTTTCTTCCTTCCCTCTGAATATAATACTATCACCTTATTAGTTTATTGTCAATACTTTTTTATGGTTTATTTTCTGTATTCTGTAATTTAGTTTATAAGCGTTCAGATATGTTCAAGTGTAACTTTACTAGCTGTTAGTTCAAAAACGCCTGTAATCAAAAAATAAGCACGTTTTTAAGCAAAATAAAAGCGGGTTTCCCCGCTAATATTTCTTTTTGAAGAATAGAATATAGGTCAGTATAAAGAAAATGCCTAACTCAATCATTCCAAATTCCCATTCTTACTCTTAACGTGCCGTTTTCATCGTACACGCATATAAGCTGGTCGCTGATAGTCATTCGCGCTCCTGTTGTTCCGCCAAGCTGACCTATGTTCATCCCCATGGCACTTAACGACTTTGCCGCCAGCTTTTCAGCAGTGATTGACCCTGCGTCTATATTCTGTGCTATGACGCCTTTATCAAACTTTGCCTCACCTGTCACATGCAGATATTTCCCGTCTATGGTAGCGCCGCTCTTATCGAGATTGATTTGGCTGATTATGTTTTTCCCATTGAAGTCTGTTGATTTGACCCTAAGATTCACTGCATCCTTTAATTGGGAAATGGCGGAGTATGACGGATTGTCGCTGTTAAGCTCACCCACGATAGATGTGATGTTGTTTGCATTCTGTGTTACTTGTGACTGGATATTCTTTAAGCCGTCATTCACTACTGTCTGTATGGATGTGTTTAACTGCTTAAAAGCGGAATAATTCTGCGTTGCATTGTCAAGACTATTTAAGTTAGTGACTATCGTTTGAACGCTATCCGCCGTCTGTTTAATCTGCGACGCTAAATTAGCATCGCCATCTTTTACTAATCCTTCTATTTCCCCGTCTTTGGCTTGTAAACTGGTTATGTTTCCTTGTACTTTTGAAAGCTCTGTATTGAGAGACGATACTGAATTATCAATATCGCTAATATGATTGATATTTTCTTGAATAACGTTATCAAACTTCTTCATGGAAATGACGCCATCTTTTATCATGTCGCCGTCTATTTCAACCTTAACAACGCATCTTGTGGCTGGCGATTTCTCGCCCTCGCCGAATATGTCCGTAAACGCAACCTTTACGTCATATATACCTGCATCGCAAAGGTAGCTAGTCACGTTATTCGTTGACTTGAATGATTTCTCTTCTGAACCGCCGGAAACGTACACATTTATTCCATTGCATCCGTCAGGAATTGGTTCTGTGCTTATTGCCATGCCGCCCAGCTTAGGGGATACTCTCGGCGCTTTCGGCGTCTTAGGAATAGCCTTATTGTATTGCAATTCTGCGGCACTTGAATACTTCCCGACCGCTGAACGGGCATATAAATAAAGCGTTCCTTTTCTGTTTTCAAGCTCTATCGTCGCACTTGTGCCGCTTGTTCTAGCTAATAAGCCAACATCTTCCACGCCAACGTCAGTATCATCGCGGACTTCATAATAAGCTATATCGGCATTGGTCACTTCTTTCCAGGTTACCGTGCATTTGTTTCCAAAAGTGATTTGAAAATCATCAGGAACATTCGGAAGCTCGGTTTTTAACGCCACTGTAATTTTAGTCTGCGGGGATAAATCAGGGCTGGTAGAAACGCTATACTTGTCTTTTGTGCATACCGCAATCTGATAGGTATCCCCCACGATAGCCTGCGGTATTACCACCTCTGTTTTCCCGTTCCCGCCGTATATCCATACGCCGTTAAATCCCATCTCATCGGCTGGCACGCCTTCTTTAAACGTCAGGTCATCCGCCTGTCCGTAATTGGTTTTATACCAAACATCTGCACTATCATAAGCATCTAATTCAGGCGGTGTCCAATCAACAACAATGTCATAACGCGCTATGCCGTCCTGTTGCTTTCGGTATCGGTTCCTAGCCATTACATCTGTAACTGGTGGCAGGTAGTATTGCTGAATTGTATATTGGTACGCTTGCACATCTGCGAGGTCTTGCACATTCGCCCCAAAGATGTTATATGAGCAGAATTTGAAGTACACCTTTTTACCGATATCTTCTTTTTGGAAAGGTAACTTTGCTAAATATGTATCGCATCTAACAAAATCTGAACCACTCGTATGGCTTCTCTTAGAGGTGTTATACTGCCCTCTGATACATCCGCTTAACGTGTAATTCCCGTTACTGTCCATCTGTGCCGTCTGATAGCTGAAACATTCGCCGTCAATCCAGCAAAGAGTATTCCCGTTCTCAGCATCCTCTTTTGTGCCGCTGATAAGCTGGTCATTACAAGACACTGTAATGGTGGTATCATCTGCCGATATATCGCTTATGAGTTTCCCTAAACGGCTTGAATTAGTCAACTGCCCGACACGCCTATAGTTTATATTATCATCACTGGCATAAATATAGCATCCGCCCCATGACGTGTTCACACCCTTACCCGCAATCCAAACCTCATTCCCGGTTGTTGTTATATCAACAGGCGGCTGAAAGATAACAGGCAACGTGTTAGGCGCTTCCATATTAAAGTCCACGAACGGTCTTTCTGTTTCGTGTACATTATACTTTGCTTCGGTCACATCCATCGGCGGGCGGGAGATAGCAGTCAATTCTAAAAGCCCATCGGCATCCTCGGTTACACTGTTTATAATAGCTGGTTGATGGTCTAATCCGCAGGTTTCGTCTGTCAGGGTGACTAAATCGCCAACCTCCAGTCGGCAAAAAGCCCAGTCAAGTTTAAATGTATACTGGTTTCTTCCGTACTTTGCATTTCGGGCAAGCTGTTCCGCTAATCTAACCGCGCGTGATTTCTTATAAAGATAATGTGCCTGTATTGTGTCTGATTGCCTAAGCCCGTATTTTTTAATATCATCCGTCAGCTCATAAGCAACGGTTTCCGTCTCGTAAGCATTATCCCTAGAAAGGAACTCCACTGGAAATTGATTATATACTTCACTGGAATCTTTTCTCGCATAGGTGACTAATGCGCCGTTATCCTGCGGCAAGAAGTCATCACTGGTTAAATCATATGTGATTGTCTTATTTGGCATCCACCCGCCGACAGGTCTATCTTCCAAAGGAACAATCTTGAATCTGTCATTCGACCAAAACATATAGGCATTAGTGATGGTTGCGATTTCGTTAATGATTTCGCGCGCACTTTTTGCACTGGTTTCATCGGATGGCGTGGAAATCAGCATATCAGCATTGCGGCAATAGCTCCTATAATTATCTAATCCGTCAATCTGTACATTTCCCAATCCGACTTTATCTAATACGAATCGGATATAATCAGCAGGGTTTACGTCAATTCCATCGCCAGTATCAAGCAATTTCCCCTTGACTTCGAAATTATAGTTAGGGAAAGACGCACTGTCCCCTAAATCAATGACGCCTGCCACATAAGCAAGCCCATTATAAGAAAGTGCCTTGTCAGGATGTTTAGAGGTCAGGTACGCCCACGGCTTCTGATTTGCTGAACCGACAAAAGCTGTTAATCCCAATGATGAGTTAGGATAGATGTAAACATCTTTATCCTTCCAAATCTTACCAATCCCGCTGATTTCGCCTTCGCACAATCCCATAATGCAAGCCACGGTATAGGTATATGTTATGGTGGTTGTCTTGCTTCGACCGCCCTTGCCGCTTCTCTGTGTTTCCCTGTGTTCGTGCGCGGTGAAGTCATCATAATAAATCACATTGCCAGTTACCCTAGTTGTCCCTAAGATTTCCATAACTGGACTGCCGTATTCTGCTGTGCCAACACTAAAATCGCTGATTTTATTAGAGCGTATTGTTGTGTTATGCCCCTTGAAAAAGCCCATGGCTACCCCCTAAACCTATAAATCCCTCTAAGCCGTGATTTCCCTTTGGCATCTAAAAACATAACGTCATTCAATTCAGATAAAATCACACCCTCATCGACCATGGCATGACACAAAATATTATCGCCGATGTAAATGCCACCGTGAGAAATGCATCTGCCGTACTGGTAAAGCAGAAAATCGCCCGTATCCATAGTTTCCACTTTGTCACATTTCGCTTTTACATAGTTCAAAAACCATTCATCACTTCTGTGCAACGCCCATTCATTTGAATACGGCTCAATGTGATAGGAATCTTTCTGCATCAGTCCGGCATCTTCCAACGAGCCTATAAGGAGCATCCCGCAGTCCACCCCATGCCCTTTAGACTTTGCCATGTTGACATGCGGCGTTCCTAACCATGATAAAGCGGCTTTCGCTATCTTTTCTCCATTTGTCACAATAAGACTTCTTTCTGCGGTTTAAAAGGCGCAACAACGGCTATATCATCACTGTCTTTAATGGTAACAATACCATCCTTGTCGGTAGAGAATGAACCTTGCGGGTAATATTTTCGTATTGGAAATTCCATATTCAGTCCGCTGGTTTCCGCCTTTACATCAAGAGATACGACTAAACCGCCTGCGCTTGTAACTTCCGTCAATCCGCCGAAAAGGTCAATGCACCCGATGATTTGGCTATCCCTAAAAAAGCATCTTCGCAAATACAATTTCGCCCTGTCAAGAACGCCAGTATGCACTGCCTTGACAAATGACATGCCCTCAAGGTTATCATTCTTCCCGCCTTTTATGGTGATACTCATTGTATCCACCACAACGGTTGAGTTCAACTGCACCTGTTCCCGTTCAAACATCAGCCCGTCATGGCGGTATACTTTTGAGTTATACGTTATGTCTGCATCCATATCTGCATAGTAGTAATGGTGTCCGTTATGCAATACCAATTCGTATATGTCACATGCCTGTATGTTTCTCTGCGTTAGAAGATAATTTTCTAATGCGCTGGTTACGTTCTTCATTCCACTGTCTCCAATGTCAGATTATCCGATTGATTGATGTTCTTGAAAATGGCGGTTATCTTAAACCCATCGTTTTTCATGATGACTTTCCAATAATACGTATAAGACGCGGTTATTTTCCCAATTTGCGCCACCCTTAACTGGATGACGCCGCCCGATTCAATATAATCAGTTTTTGGCAATTCCACGCCATCCACGAATACATGTAAATCCGTTACTTTATAAACAGGTTGCGCATAGTCGCCCATTTTCATGACGCATTGATACTGGTTTGTCCCTAAAGAAGGAAGCGGTATGTTGGTTTCTTTGTTATCTTCCGGGTCTAGGAAAAAGAACGGTTCATAGGCACCCTTTATCTGATTGATAAACCCGAACATGGTATTCTTCTCGTCGTCCGTGAGTGTTTGGAACTTGGTCACGATTGTCCATTTTGGATATTTCCGATTAGTCAATGTACGGCATCGACCGCTACCTGCTGTGGCGATAGTGGTCTGCCATGCCGTTTCCTTGGTGGACTTCCATGCAAATTTACGTATATCAGGAAATGTTCTCATCACCATACCCCCGCTTTTGTGGCGAAATTTCTTGTATCGCTGAATAATCCTTGCTTGATTTCTTTCAGCCCACCGCGTTTCAGGAAGGAACGAACTGAATTTCCGTCAATCGCTGAAATATTGATAGATACCGCGCCGCCGATTGTACCGCCGACTGAACTTACAGAACTTACCACGCCGCCCGCTGAAAAGTGCTTTATCCTGCCCTCATTTAATGCGTTCAATGTTGGCACGCCTATTCTGTTGACTGCCTCTGCTCTTAACACAAACTCGCCATCAGAAAGCATCGCCGGAATGGAATCACTGGTGGACGTTCCAATTCCGCTTATCGCACCGCCGGACGCGAAACCTAACCCACCTACTTTGACGGAATTTAAAGCAATGGACGCGCTAATCGCCGCACTGGTTAATTGGCTCATAGCACTGGTTGCCGCCTCTGTTATACCCGCCTCTGCTGGCTTTGTGGTTGCACCCATGACATTTGTTACCGTGTTTTCCACGGTCTTTACTTCCGTGCCTATGCTCATGGTATCGGTTAAGCTCTTAACGCCCGTATCGCCAATCTTAAAGGAATCCGTAATTCTCTTAGTGGCTTTATCGAATGCATTGAGTGATTTTGTCGCTGATTTGAAATCCAATCCTTTAGCATTCTTGCTTCCGCCAAATAAACCGCCGATTGCATTGACACCTGCGCTAACTGCCTTAGAACCGACTGCATTTGTTACGGTTGAACTAATGGTATTCTTGCCATTGGTACTTTTCCCGTTCTTTCCAGTTAAGCCGCCCAGTATAGACGTTGTAATCTGCGCCGACCATTTTTGCGTAAACTGTGAAAGGATAGACTTAAAAAGATTAGATACTAGGCTATAGACAGAATCCATAAGCGACTTTGTGCCGATAAAAGCATCTTGGAAGAAAGTATCAAGGTTTGACTGCATCGTCTTAGACGTTTGAGTGATGATATCTTCGACACTTAAATGAGACTTTTTCCATTCGTCGTAATACTCCTGCATTTCCGATTTCTTGGACTGCCAATCGAAGTAATCTTTTCCATCTTGCGAATTAAGCAATTCAGTTAATGCCTGTTCATCACCATCGTTAATTCTTGCATTTGCGGTTCTTTCAAAGGCATCTCTAATCGCCTGCTCTCTTTCCTTAGTTGCCGCAAGCACTTTTGCTGTCTTTTCATCTTCTGCGACTTTTTTGGCTTCCACGTCATCTTTATAACGGGACAGTTTCTTAATTTGTTCTTCTTCGTCTCTTTCCGCTTGCTTGACCGTATTTTCGTACTGGATTTGTGCCAGTGTCTTGTAATCACTGGTGGCTTCGGCAGTGACCTGTGTTGTTTTCTCTTTAACTTTTTCTAAAGATTCAGCCCATTCTTTGTTAATTTCATCAATCTTGGCATTCTTATACGTTTCAAGCATTTTTTCGGCTTTAGACGTATCTATGTCATCAGAAACTTCTTTAATGTTTTTAATCTCTTTCTTCTTATTTTCTATTTCTGTATCAAGTTTCTGCATCTGATTTTCGTACTGGGTGGCGGTTACTTCTTTGGTGGATGTGTCAAGGCTTTTTTCTAAATCCTCTAACTGCTTTTTAGCGTTATCTATCTGTTTCTGACGGTCTATAACACCTTTTGCGCCACTGGCGTCATATTCGCCAAACTCACCTGTAAACGCATTATATGCCTCTTCTGCATAATCCATGCGTTTGCCGCGTTCTGTCCCCTTAGAACGTTCGTAATACTTATCTGTTACATACGCCGCATCTCTTGCGTTGTTAGTACCTTTTATCTGATTATATGCGCCTTTTTCCTTGTCCTGCATCTCATAAATTAAAAACGCTAATTGGCTATCGAGCGTATCTTCGCCATTAAATCTATCTCTTTGGAAATCTCTTAAATCGGTTAGTCTGCTTCCCTGCCATTGTGCTATGCCCTGCGCCGTCCCATCGGTCGCATTTAATCCTAAATCAAACGTACCGCCGCCGCTTTCCTGCATGAGATTCCCGACAATTCCTGCGGCTTGTTCCTTAGTGAACCCGTTCCCTATCAGGTATCTCATGGCATACATGGCATTGGATTCTCCGTCTTGCTGTTGGTTGTTCTTTGTTGCTTTTTCTACTTTGCTCGATGAACCTTTTGACGTTTTCCCTTCACTGTCTGATTCCCCAACCGCCATTATCTTGTCCATAATATCTTGGTACTGGTTTGTGAAATTGTCTAATGCTTCTGTATTCTTTTTTGTTGCATCCTCATTATCTTTTATAATCCTGCCATTTTCATCCAGCTTTAACCCCTGCTGAACAGCGGCTTCATAGGCGGCGTTATTTTCATTGGTGTCATATACATTTCGTCTAACACCATTCCGCAATTCAAGCATGGTATGGTCTTTTTCATCGTACTGATACTCTTTCCCATTGTATGTATAAACTTTTTCGGACGCGGCTTTCTTCTTTTCTTCTTCGTAAAAATTATAAAGACTTACTGCCGCCTCGCCTATAGCAACTGCAACGCCAATCCATCCGCCTGCAAGCGCAAATACCGCCTTTGTCAACACTTGAACCTTTGAAGTCGCGGATACTGACGCCGCAACGGTTTTTTCTCCTGCGACAATAGACGCATTCCCTGCCGCCTCTGTGACTGCGGTTAATCCTGCCGTTGTCGCGGTCGTTTCTGCCACTTTCCCCTGCGCCGCCGTATATGCTTCCACATATTGTGTCTTTACTGTATTAGCGGAAACAGTCGCCTCGCTTGCCACTTTTTTAGCCTGTGCCGTCGCGGTCGTACCAAACTTATTAGCCGCTTTCTCGCTATCTTCAAATGCACCCGTCATGGTTTCGCCCACACGTTCTGCATCCGCTTCCATTTCTAAAGATGATTCTTTTACGGTTGCCTGTTTTTCTGCTTCTGCCTCTGCAACGGTTCTAGCCGCGGCATACGCATCCTCTATATTCTTTTTGAATACGCTAATGCTCTCATACGCTTTCGCCGCAAGTTTTAAACCCTCATAAATGGCAATCAGCTCAACAATAGTCTTTGTGTACGCCACCACATCTTCTTTGTTTTCGCCAATCCATTTTGCTAAATTCTGTAAAGCGGGAATAACTTCATTTAACAGTTCATGTGCAATAGGCGCAAGTGCAACGCCAGCTACTAATTTTAAGCTGCCAAATTGCATGTTTACCTGTTGAATCTGTCTGCTAAGTTCATGCATTTGATTAGCGTCCAGCCCAACACCCTTGATAGATGTTGCGATTTTAGCGACTTCGTTATACTGCTTTAACGTACCCACTAACGCCATGCCTCGTATGCCTAGCGTATTAAGCACAAATTCCTGCCCAGCACCTGCTTTTTCGGCTTTTTCGTACCCCTCTGCCATAGCCTTTAATTGGTCGTTAAAAGGAAGTAACCGCCCTTCGGTATCCGTCAGCTTTACGCCAACTGCGTCTAATGTTGCTTTTGCTCTATCGCCGCTCTTCCCCGAGGACGCTAGTGTGCTATCCAATCTGCCTAAAGCTCGTGCGGCGGTCATAGCATCCGCGCCGGTGCTACTCAAAATCCTGTTGAAAGTCGCCGCTTCCCCAATGGTCATGCCAAATCTATTGGAAAGCTGGTATAAATTCTCGCCTGCTTGTGTTGCGCCCTGCACCATGGCGGTAAGCCCGAACCCGCCTGCCGCCAGTGCAGATATTTTAGAGAATGTGCCAAAAATACTAGCGATTTTACCGTTTACGCCGCCTAAAGAGGATTCGAACGCAGATAAGGGGGCAACATCAAACGTTTTTTTGACTTTGCCCTCTAATTCGCTAAAGGCTTCATTGGCTTTTTTGGTATCAATCTCAATTTCGCCATGTAACTTTAAGTCATCAGCCATTTATTATCTCCTCATACGTTAAACATTTCGCAGAATTGTTCTTTCTCTTCTTCGGGTAACGGTTTATCATCCGGGTGCAATCCATAATAGATGGTTTGATAGGTTTTATTCAAATCTTCACTGTACGGTGTAAGCATCCATGCGGTAAAATACGCCATTCGCCTATCGTCGGACTGCATTTTTTTACTATATGCATCGCTGACAGACAGATATTCTCCCATGGTCATTTTTTCAAACTCCCATGGTCTTAATCCCAAATACCCATAGGCGAATGGTTCAGACAATTCAACCCATTCCGTAAGAGATTCTATTTTTCTGCCTTCACTTTTGCCGCCCTTGGAAGAAAAAAATCCGATTTAAGCAATACCGCTTCTAAAATCTTGCCTGCCAGCATATCAATGGTATTGCCATCTTCGATGAATTTATCCATTAAGTCATAGACTGTATCATCATCTCTTTTAATCCCCTGCAAGCCATATTTCAGAATAGTTTTCATGTTTTCCACGGTCATTGCTTCGGTAAACTTTCCCTCTGCCGGATTCAGCAAAGCAAGGAGCGACTTTCCCAGTTCCTTTTCCATTGGAACGAATGCACCGATGGTAAGAACAAATTTATAATCTTTTCCGCCAATCTTGAAAATAGTTTCTTGTCTCATTATTCTTCTCCTAAATAAAAATGGGAACCCAATTACAGGTTCCCATATTGTTACCCAGCAGTAACAGAAATCGCAATGTCCACTTTGTTTGCAAATTTCGCGGTAAGCGTGGTTGCCTGCTTGATTTTAGATAAATATTCCTTCTTGACCGTCAATGTGTCGCCCACTAAATCATAATCCACATCGTACTCAAGAGAAATCCCGCTCTCATCTTTCAACGCACGGATTGCGATATCTGCCGTGTTAAATTTAACGGTGGCGTCTTTAGACGCACTAGCAGAAATAGTCGGCGAAGTTACCGTCGGTGTTGGCGGTGTAACCATGCTAGAAAGTTCGCCGTTTCCTTCGATTGTCATCTTTACAGAAAGCGCGTTTTTGTGTGCATTGTCATCCGAGAAAGCGGTAATCGTGCCCCATCCCTGTCTATAGGAACCGTCCGCATACTCAATACGGAATAATGCGGGTTCATCATTGATGAATCGATTATGGCAAATCTCAATTCCTTCATCGCCTAATACCCATAAACCACTAAAGGAAATTGACCAGCTATGAAGCCCCGCCAGTTTTTTAGAGTAATTCCCGGTGGTTTTGTCCGTTGCATCAATAGAATCAGCCTTTTCAGCAATAGGGGAATTTTGCTGACCGCCGATTAAAACCCATTCATAAGGATTAGCCTGCGCCGCCACATAAATAATAACGTCCTTGCCTGCAACTGCTTGGGCGGTATTTTTATATTTCGGAAGTGCATCTAATTGTTCTTGCGTTAATGCCATTTAGTCCTCCTGTTGTATCTTAAATTTATAAACAATTATCCCATGATAACCCGTCATTCCTTCTTGGTATTCCTCACCATTTGCCGTGACGGTTGAAAGCTCGCTTTCAATCAGGCGATTGTGTTCCATCGGTAAATCGTAAGCGGAAATGAGATAAATTATATCATTCATAATCTCGCTCATTTCTTTTTTCCCTTGGGAATTAGAGAAAACATGAATATATTGAGTAATAGAGTGTGTGAAAAATGTCTTATTTTCATCAATAGGAACGTCCTGCATCATCCCTAACCATATGTATGGCAATGTTATCTGCTCATCGGGAATCCTGTCGTACACAGGGACTGACTGCCCTTTTGAGAGTAACTGATATAACGATTTTTGAAATTCATTAAGCGGTATCCGTATATTCATAAATTCTTCACCACTCTACTCATAAGTTCTTTTATACAGGCATCGTATGCAGGTCTTAAAAAAGGTCTTGCCCTCATTTTTCTTGTTCCGTTTTCCACATATCCCGCATAAGAAACATCGGAATACACTTCGCCTTTCATCCCTTCCGCCTTTGTTTTGATGGAATTTCTTAATTTACCTGACCTGACAGGGGCAAGCTGTTTCGCCATTCTCTGTATATCTTCGCAGGTATCCTTTACTGCTTTTTCACAAGCAGAATCCAATCTCTTGGTGGTTTCTTCAACGTATTTTGAAAGCGAAGAATCGTCCAATATGATTTTAGCCACGGTTGACCTGCTTCTGCATTGAAAGCGTCAATACGTCGTACTTTGAACGGTCTATATAGAGTATTTCAAACATTTCGCCCTTGTATTCAACTTGGCAAGATGTATCCAGTCCCTCTAATTCGTCATCTATAATAATTTGCTGAACCATGCTTTCTTTCGAGCCTGTCTCGCCGCCAGTCATGCTCATCGACGGTTGATTTATTTTCGCTTTTAACGCGCCCAGTGTTTCTAGGGTACTCTTATACCCGCCTTGACCGTCGGGCTTCCGTATGGGCTTATAAACGACGATAGACTGCAAATCATAATGCACTGCCGTCCCCTCAAAGTGACTGATAATACCGCCATCATACTTTTCCACTTTGGTGACTTTATATTCTTCCCCTTGGTAGGTGATAATATCTTTTTTTACCGCCTGACTTGGCGGCTGATTGGATGGAAATATCTCATCGTTTGTATAGATACGAATAGCCCTGTCAGTCGTACCAACAGGGCTTATGCTCGTATCATTTGACGGTTGAACATCAGCAATGATGGTGACATCTTCGGTTGTTTTGTCCCTATACGTTCTTTGTACAGTATAGGATTTCCTAAACCATGCCATGTATCACTACCCCATTCTTGTAAGCACAGGTATAATCACCCGACGTTTAAGCCGTTCAAACATAATACCGTATATCGTTTTTGCCAAAAAAGCATCGCTCGAAAGGGATGTACCATAGGAACGGGATAGCGCGCCCTCGTGTTCTGACGTTACCTCTTTTGTAACGCCGCCGCTTGACGCGCCCTCGCTCATGGATAATTTTCTAAGCGTTAATAAGTGCGCGGTTAAATATATAAGTGCCAAATCGTATGCCTTGCCAAACTGTTTACGACTGACAAATACCGATGCGGTTTCAAATCCCATCTGCAATGTCCCCTCGTCCAGTCCGTTTAATTCAGGTGCAAGGTCAAGGAGTTTCTCGGTATCATACATTTTAACCCTCGCTAACTTTAATGGCGTTCAGAATATCCGCCTTATTTTTGCATCCATCAAGGTTAATGCCCTTGCGGTCTGCGTATTCTTTTAATTCTTTCACTGTCTTTTGTTCCACTTCTTCTGCTTCGATTTTTGCCGTTTCTTCACTGACAATTTGAATCCTGCCCGCCCGCTCTTCTTCTGCCAGTTTCGGATAAGTCTTTTTCATTTCAGCAAAATCGCATTCGGTCGGTGTACTCGGTACGAGGAGTACACCACCAGCAATGATAAGATGAGATGTTCTGTTAATAACTTTCATTAGCAACCACTAGCCTTTGCGAACGCGAGCGGCATTGTAATGGATACGCCAATGGCTTCTGACAGGCACGGCACTTTGTATTCAAGATTGTTCGGCTGAACAGGCATCTGCGTGAATCTGTTCGGGATTTCAAACTTGATGTATTCAGGAATGAAGTTGCCCGCAATCATTACGTCTTTGCCGTTATCTGCCTTTTCAAGCTCACCAATTTTCATCCAGCGAATAATTTCCGGGTGTACGCCCTGTAAAAATTCGAGGATAGTACGGTCTGAATCTTTCAGACGGGTGGTCGCAAGGTGGTTATACGCCTTTGGTGCAAGGAGTACCGTGTTCGCCTGTTCCACCTGTTTGGTCTGTTCCGGAATGGATTCGATGAAATCATTCATATCTCGGATGACGTTTTCTTCGGTCTTTTTAGAAAGCTCGGTCGCATTGGACGTGCCATCCGCCGGAAGTGAGAATGCGGTAATGTTATCGTTGTTTAAGAACCCGATAACGTTATGTGCGGAATCGCCATGCCATGCAATGCGGTTTAACTTTGCGTCAATCCCACGGCGTGCGGCGGATGCTTTCATTGCGTCAAGGTTCATGTTGGAGAACATCGCATTGCGCAGTTCCTTATAGCTATAACCATAAGCGTCGCCGACGGTTACAACGCGAACCGCGTTTTCCTTAGCCACGAGGTCAACACGTTTCAGGTCGTCACCATAGTTAGAGATGACTTCTGCCATGCCGACGGAATCATAAATGCGCTGTACGGCGGTTTCTGCGCCTGCTGGTACATCGGTCATTACAGGGAATACAGTGAAAGCGTTGAGCGGTGCTTTCTTTACCTGTAATGCCTTCTTACGAACGTAGGTAAGCTGTCTAGTTAAGAATGCGGATTCATCCGCATCAAGGTTCGTATTCTTTAAAATACGTGCATCATCTAAATTGATGTTTTTCATTTATTGTCCTTTCCTTTATTGACTATTGACGAACGCGAACTCTTACGATTTCGCCTTTTGATACAGAATCAAGGTAAGTAAACCCGGTCAGTGCCTTTACAGTGTCCGAAGTTTCCACGGTAGCTACGACATAATCAACATGGTCGCCGTTGGTCTTGATTGCCACGGTATCGCCAGCTTTTACATCTGCGCCAGCTTCGACATAAACGTCGCCAAAGGTAATAACTGGTACAGAATAGCCAGTCGGGTAATACGGGGTTTCCGGTTCTTTATGAACATGTACCGCAATACCGATAGCCTTCGCGGAATCAGTATCAACTTTAATCTGTTTTACCTGTTTCGCGGTATCAGTGCCTCTCATAACAAGAGTACCCGGCTCAACGCCGCCTTCGGACGCAAAAGAATCAATTACATGGGCGGTGGTATCCGCAAGTTGTCCTTTAAATGCGGGTGCATCTTCACCATACCAAGTGAACGGTTTAGCTTGTGCCATTATTTAACCTCCTTCAGGTATAATTCACTTTCGTCTTTTCTAAGACGTTTTTCGAGTTCTTCGACGGATAATTCATCAGAATCATCAGAATCTTTTCTGTCGTTCTTTTTACCAAACTGCTGACGCTGTGCGCTCATGCCATCATCATGCTCCTTTGCGTCATCATCTTTGCAAAGGTCATAGCAGACGTTGATATAGTTGTCGTCTTTGCCTTCAAGGTCGAATGAATCGCCGCGAACAGACTTAATGACTGCCACTTTAATATCATGTGCGTTCATTTCATCAGCTTTTTCAATATTATGGGATTTCGCAATGGAAAGCATTTCGATACGTTCTTTTACGGCAGAATCAAAATTAGCCTTAAATTCTGCGTCTTTCTTTTCTGCTTCTTCTTTTAATTTCTTCACGTCGGCTTCCGCAGAATCGCATTTAGCCTGTAAGGTGGAAGAATCCTGCTTAGCCTTTTTAAGTTCAGCCTTTGCCGCTTCGCAATCTTTTTTAGCCTCATCAGCTTCGGCTTCTTTTTCCTTCTTTCCTGCTTTCAGCTTTTCGATTTCAGCTTTGAGAGAAGAAATTTCTTCATCGGTTGCTTTTTGCTTTTCTGCCATTTCTGCTTTAATAGTTTTTAAATCTTCATCAGCGCGTTTATCTTTAGCCGCCATTTCCGATTTCAAGTCTTGATTTTCCTGTGCTAATCTTTCAGCATATACCTTAACTTCCGGCGCGGTTTCATACTCTAAACCACTGTCAATACGAATTTTTACCATTTCGTCCTCCTTATTGGAATCTTCTATAACTTGGTCGCCATCCATGTTCAGCCTTGATACGCCAGCCCTTCCTCGGTGTACTATAGCTAAATGGTTATACCTAATGTTTCTCTGTACGGCGTCATAATGTTCGCCGTCAGGTGTTACGCCCGATGTTTCATCAAGGTCGAGTGTGTATCCGCAGGAAAGCTCTCTATCCTCGGTCGGCAAAGTGTATAAAATTATGTCTGCCACGATGTTGTTATCATCTTTTCTGCCTTCGGATAAAACCGTCCCCACTGGATGAAGTGCGTCAATATTCTGCGAATTGACAACGCCCTTGTGTCCAATGGTAATTGGCTTTCCTTTAAGAGACATGAGACTTTGCTCATTGAACGCCTCTTCGGGTGGTCTATACTCGCGTCTCACACTTCCATCAAAGTTTTGATAGAGGAGTACCCCCGTTCTCCCAACAATCGGTGAATCTTCGATATACCCCTCACCTGTTCTTTGCGCTTGAAACGCATATGTATCGAATCGTTGTATTTTATTTCACCTCGCTCATAATTTCGGAGAGAATTTTTCTTGCCTCTTCTTTTGTGATAATCTCTGAACTTACAAGAGTATTCACGGCGTTAATCTTCGCCGCCTCGGTGTTGACTTTCGTCTGTTTTACGGATGCTTTTTCCGGCTCGCTCATCGTCCAAAGCGGATTAAATTCTATAGTGTATTTTTCGGGAAGATTTAACCCTTTTAATTGGTTCAGAATGTATATAAGCCGCGATAACTGCGGTTTCATGTTCCGTGTCTGAATCCGATTTACCATTTTGTAATACTGCTCAAAATCGCTTCTTCCTGTGGCGTTTAGCCCAGCAGGGGAACGCCCAAACAGTATAGTGACTGGTATATTCGTTGCGGCGGCTAATGCAACTTCAAACTCTTCTGAAATTTGAGGTATACCGCCCAATGGCAATGCATATTGCTGATAATCATCCGCAGAATCAATGGCTATGGTATTCAAAAAGTGCCTAGCCATATCAATCGCCTGTAAGCGTTTTTGTATGATTTCTTCGCCGCCATCACTGGAAAGAATATCCGCCAACCCATTAAGTTTAAGCATGGATTGCGAAAGGCGGGAAAGTGCCGCAAGGGAAAGGTTCATTGAGGTTTCATACTGTATAAGGCGGCGTTGAATTACATCAAACACAGTGCCGCCCCATCCATCTCTGTATCGGCGCTCTTCTTTTGAAATTCTTCCGCCTCGAAAGAGGAGCAGCCTGCTTTCATGTACGTTTATAGAGTTCCCATATTCATTTATAAGGGTGTACATGTACGGTCTGCCGTACTTCGGGTCGTTCGGGTCAGAATAATAACTCCCCGTTGTTGAAATATCTTGTTTTGAATAAACGTCTAGGCGTTCTACCCTGTCTGCTGATTTAATGTCTAACGGTTCATCGAACCGCCGCCCATCGTTAATCATCATAAGAATAGCCGAACCGCCCATCGCTCTTTCCCATGACAGTGCTTCACTGAATTTATTGTCCCATTTTATATCTTCAAGCTCTGACATAACGGCTTTAGATTGTTCTATCTCGTCTGAACCGTTTATGAGTTTAAATCCTTCCGATACCGCGTCGTCTGCTGGAATCTCTACGATTTTTCTAGCAATCCCGTTGTATGTATAAAGGTTGTCGATTTCTTTATCATAAAGCGGTATTTCACTATCCACACTGTATGACGCGAACGGGTCACGAGATTTTACGCCCTGCCCAGTAAAGGCGTTCACAAAGCCGTCACTTCGTAAAGTTTTCTTTTTCTTTCCCATATCGTGCCTTTCGTAAATTTCTTATCATCACTATAGCATACGTTAATCTATAAATTACTACAGATATTCATGCTTTTATTTTTTCTTGTATTTCTATCGGCAATTCTTTTACACGGCTTTTAATTTCATCCATAGCGCGCCTGTGAATGTTGTACACTTGAGAAATCGACCAATGAGTGTTTTCTGCCACATCTTCCCATTGATGCCCTAAAATATACCGCTCATGCATGACGGTTTTGTCGTCACTTCTTTCAAGCATGGATATAAGTCCCAATGCATACCGTTGTAACGTCATAATCAAGTTGATTTGTGAAACTATATCTCTTTCCCGCCTCGAGAGTTTTTCTTCTATCCTGCATAGAAGGTCTTTCATTTCGTCCTCTTCAAAACTTCCTTTAATCGTGCGAATTTCTTTGATATTGCTCTTATTTACGGACTTTTCTGCTTTCATGGCTTTTAAGAGATTATTTTCATACATGGTGTACTTAAAGAAATCTTCGACTGTCACTTGGTCAACCCTCCCCATGCGGAATAATTGGAAACAATACGGAAACCATCAGACGATGAATCAACATAGTCATCATGTAATAAATCAGGAAACCCATCCATTTCATCTAAATACGGCTTATTCCATTCCCCTTCAAGCATATAAATATTCCCGTTCTGCCATTGCGCCGCCATAGGTTCAGCACGAGTTATTTTATTTCCTGTTACCGGATTAGACATGAACGAATATCCTGTTAAAATCTTGGCATAGCTCCTAGACTGGTCTTTCCCTGCCTGCCCGGGGTCTTGCGGAATGAATATCTTGCTTGTCCCATACATGGTTTTATCCTGCTTGGCGGTTGATACGATTAAATCCCGTACATTTGCCGCATTTTTAGCCACGCGAATGCCGTCAAGGATGATATACTGCCCGTTTCTCATACGTCCCCATAACGTCCCGCAAGTTCTGTCAGGGTCTTTGTTTGATGTTGTGATTTCAGTTGCCGCTAAATCCCATGCACGAACAGACGTAAGCAGTTTATCAGGGATAGTCTTGACAATTCGTATTCCATTCCTCGGAAAATATAATCCAGCCGCGGGTTTAATCTTCCAATTCCCATTTAGAAGTCTTTCCCGTTCAACAAGAGACAATGCGTTCAGAGATGCTAAATAGCTCGGGTCAGCCGCTAATAACGCTTTATTATCATGAATGGATGATGCAATAAAAGTAACGGATTTGCATAAACTTATATCGACGCCGCTTTTTTCAGCACACTCTTCGGCAGTATCGCCCCAAATCACCGTATCATCCACACGGGTAAAATAGCGCTTTACGCCGCTCCTCTCTTTAATCGGGTATCCTGTTTCAGGGTCTATCCACCATGCTATAAATTTAGCCACCCATGAATCGGCATCAGGGTTACATGTCGCTCTGACATATGGTTTGACGCCGCATGTTGAACGGTTACGGGATAGCATATAAAAGAATTGCTTTTCGCTAAAATGTGTTAATTCATCGAACCCGATAAAGCAAATTTGTGAGCCTTGCCATTTGTAAACATCGTCATCTCTTGCGAGGTAATCAAAGTTGATAACCGCTTTTCCACCAAACGTCCAGTGTGCCTTTGGTGACATGGTGGCAACCGCATTAGGAAGCAGTCGGTACATTTTAGAGGATTCATCCCATAGACCGCCCGCCGCCATTATCTGCGTATAATTCTGTCGGAAAACGACCGCCTTATACCCTTCCACGTCCATATATCGGAGCGGCTCAAGTAACAGTGCAAACGATTTCCCACCGCCCGCCGAACCGCCAAATATACATATATCCGCACTTGTCGCTAGGAAACGCTCTTGCGGTCCCTCCTGCGGTTTAAGTATGATTGGATTCAATTCTCACCTCAAATAAAAAAGACAGGCATGGTGTCTGTCTTTTACTGGCTTTCTATTATTGCTGGATTTCCTTTGTATTAAACTTTGACATTTTGGCAGTAAACTTAATATTAGCAGGTTTTGTATACTCTTTCCCGTTAATCTTATACGAACGTTCCTTCACAATTTTAGTGTTGAACGCCGCAAATTTTGGAATTGTTACTTTGTCGCCATTTCTTAAATGTTCTTTGATTTTTTCAATAAAAAGATTCACAATCTTTTCTGTTTCAGATTTAACCAGCCCATTTTCTTTAGCAATTTCATCGACTAATGTTTGTTTTGAAAAATGTTCATTCATTATGCTTTCTCCTATTCTTTGTTCGGCATATATAAAATAACTTGTGGCTTGGTGCCTTCTTCGCTTTCGCTTTCAGCTAATTGTTTTTCAGCAAGTTTCTCTTTCAATTTAAGCTCTGCCTTCTTTAATTTCAGCTCTGCCCGTCTTAATTCCATAAAGTCAGGGTTAGATTCCTGTCTTATTTTCAGATAGATTTCCGCCCACTTGGGGTTTCCTTTGGAAATTTGATTAAAGCATTGCAAAATCAGCAACATGTCTTGAATGGCGTCCTTGGGGTCAATTCCGCTTTCTCTCAACATTTGTATGATTCTTTGATTCTTAATTTTGCTTCTTCCGTATTCTTCGGCAAGCGTTCTTAGCGTTTTCCTTTTTTCATCAATCTCCCATCGCCTATTTCCGCCCCTCATCCCTAAAGCTCTTCGCTCATCCGGGGTATAATCCGAAAAAGTCTTTCCCATTGGTACGCTCCTTACTTAAAACTTACAGGCTGGCAGTCGTATCCTTGGGTTTTCATCTTGCTTAAAATAACTTCCTGTTCATCCTTGTCCTTACAGGATATGACAACCTTGTATTGAGTTGGTAAATCATCGCTTTCGTCCTTGTCTTTCAGTTCGTCAGCTAAATCATCTTCGGATTCTTCAAAATCCATGTCAGGAAATCCGAAACGTCCCATATCAAATTCATCAGCTAAATCGTTCATTTCGTCTTTCAGTAAGTCTATGTCCCACCCGCTTAGCTGTGCGGTCATGTTATCAGCTAGACGAAACGCCTTCGCTTGCTCGGGCGTTAAATCATCAGCAATAACAACTGGCACCTTCTCTATCCCTAAAGACCGCGCCGCTTTTAATCTTGTGTGTCCATTGATGATTACATTGTTCTTATCAACAACGATAGGTACTTTAAACCCAAATTCGTTGATGGATTCAGCGACTGAATATACCGCATTTTCGTTAATTCGCGGGTTCTTATCATACGGTATTAAGTCATCAATCGGCATCATCTTAACATTGAGATTTTCTGCTTTCATACTTCCACATGCTTGTCCTTCGTTACAACAATTTCAAATGTCTGTGCATCTTCTCGATTATTTACCATTTTATTCCATTTATTGACGGCATCTTCTTTTGAAAAACCCACCGGACCGTAGCACTTGCAATCTTCACATGCGGCACTAGGAAAGATAACGCCGTTTACTCTCACATTGTGACTTCCGCAAAATGGGCAAGTTTTTAGTGTTTTTTCAATCGTTTCAAGTTCCATCTGTTACCTTTCGTAAATTGTCTAAACATTGTCTTGCAAATACAACATTTCCTGTACCAGCCGCTATGCATCTAATCGCTTTCGGTAAGATTTCATTGGCAGGCTTATGTTCATTGCAATCTTTCACAATTTCTTCCATTAGATTTTCTGTGAGCTTGGTATATGCCTGCTCTCTAGCCCAGCAGGAAAGGACAAATTCATACGCTTCTTGATTGGTCATGGGTCAATGTGTGCCTTTTCTTTTGGATTGCATTTACAGAACGTTTCAGCAGTTTTGCTATTTCTCTATCCGTGTAACCTCTGTCTAATATGATTTTCTCTTCATCTTCTGTGTATCGGCTATACTTCGTTCCAATACCATAAAATCTAGTCGTTTCCCTGTATCGGGATGCACTTCTCTTCTTGTACGCATTGAATTTTTCCATGTCGCGATAATACTTTTTGCACTTCATCTTGATTAAACCTCTTCGGCTTTTCTTCGTATACTTTCACAAGTTCTTGGCAATACGCCAGTGCTTTTTTGGCATCGCTTTCTTCTTGCCCTTTATCATTCATCCGCATGATGTATTTCAATACGTTCCCCCGATAAAAGCCCTTGCGTTCTTCGAAAGAGAAACATTGTTTGATTACGTCAAACGGCTGTATCGGGTGCTTTTTGTATTCATAACCAACGTCGTTCATTAGTCCGTACTCCCTATACCGCCAGTGCGTTCATTGGTAATTTCTTTTTCATCATCCACAGTCAGATATTTCTGAAAAATGCATTGTGCCACTCTTTGTTTCGGCTCTAAAATCACTGTTTGTTCGCCAAAGTTATGCAGTGCGATAAGGATATTTCCGCCATTGTCTTTGTTTCCAAAATAATCGCTGTCAATGATTCCAGTCCCGTTAGGAAGTCTAAGGCTTTTCTTGATTCCGATTGACGAACGAACGTAAATTGCTAAAAATTCATCGTCATTCATTTGTGCGGCAATACCGCTTTCAAACTTCACCGTTTCGTGCGGATGAATAATGATTTCCTTTCCGTCAGGTACGCATAAATCATATGCCGCACTATTCTTTGTCTTTCTCGTCGGGATAATCGCATTGTCTGATAATTTTTTAAAGCGTCTCATTCGTCCTCCTCGATATCTATCTCTATTCGTGGCTTTTCACAATCCTTAATTCTTTCCGGCTTGACGTGAACATATTTAGGATTATCGTCGGCAATCACGCCAACTGCCGTAAACGCATCCATAATAAATTTAAGACCAGCAAAAATGTTGTCATCATCACGGCGATACTTCTTGTTAAACGGTTCATAAAAACGAACGTTCACAAGGGCGTGATTCTTCACTTTCCTGCCGCAAGACTGCCGACGAAACACTAATTCCAAAGGTCGTTGCGCCGTCTTTTTCAGCGAAGCACTAGAGTATCTATTCTTCCGCGCCTCGTTAATCAGCTCATTCAGCCCCGGCAAACGACCGTCAATCTTGAAAACCAATTTCATGTAATCCCTCGTATTAAACGAAACTTGAAATTTCAGCCATTATAGCCGTTTCTATTGCTAAATGGTAAAGTTATACTTAATTCGCCTTGCAAGCGAAAATAGACCTATTTTAAGCAGTCCTAGACCCCTTTATAATTTTAAGCGGCTTCGCAATCAGCGTGACAACAAGTTCATTGGAAATCGTTTTGTTTCCATCCGCTCCAACAAACGGCGTTACCGCCCAGTATCCGCTGACTTCCCAAAGCTCGCCCTTTTTGACGTTTTCTGCGATTGCCTTAGCAAAATCGCCAAAAGCAATGCATGTAATTGTGTTTTTGATTTTTTCCGTATTGCCGTCCGCAGAAATTCTCGTGTGTGTGCAAGTCAGTTTAAATTTTACTTTCTTGCCGCCTTTTAAAGACGGCGTATCGAATACTGTGCCTAAAAGATTTACTGTGTTCATGTTTACCTTCCAGTTTAAGTTCATCATTGCCGCTGTTGTTTCCGCGGCTTGTAAAGTTTTACTTAACTCCAATTATACAACTATTCAACTTTTTACGCAACCTTCTATTTTCTCCCAATACATCAACAACGTGGGGCATCATCATTTCATACAGCCTGCTTCCGATTGCTTCGTCTAAATCCAGTATTTTCCTGAATTTAAATTCGCTTGAGATAATGGTTATACGTCTTTTAATGTATCGAGCGTTGATGATATCGAACATGATTTGTAAATCCTGTTGTGACAGTTTTCCGTTCGTTTCTGCGCCCTTGAATAAATCGTCAATATACAGGCACGGTGCTTCCTTCGCCTGCCTAACCAAAAGGTCGTAAGTCTTGGCATCCGAATACATCGCATTTTTGATTTCCTGTATTCTTTCCCTGTACTGCCAGTAATAATGCTCTTTGTTCAAGGCTTGACAGATTGCAATACAGATATGCGTTTTACCGCCGCCCGACTTTCCGAAAAATCCAATACCCAAAGAATCTTTTTTCTGCAAGAAGTCAATGGCTTCTTTTTTCATCTGTTTTGCCATCGGCGTGTCCGCAATAAAAGTATCAAGTTTGTATTTCTCGTAATCTGCAACCGATATGCCGCTCTTTTTCAGCCACTTAGCGCTTAATCGTCTTGCTTTACAATCAGGGCAATCCATAGCCTTGGTAATTCCATCCTCGATAATGAAGATAGTCCCTGTGTCTTGGCAACGAAAGCACTTGTACTTCTTCTCTTCCACTGGTTTAAGGTTATCCCCCATGGCTTTTCTCATTTCATCAAGTATTTTTTGTACATCCTGCATCACAAGTAACCTGCTTTCTCTAATTCCGCTATCTGTCTATGTAAGGTTTCTTTTGATTCTCTCTCATCCTCATCTGCGTATCGTGAGCTATAATCGTTTTTCCATTTGCTGTTATTCCTCATCCAGTTTCTCACGGCGGCTTTCCAATCCTTCATCGGTGATTTGCCGCAATGCCAACCGTTCGCTTCATAGTAGTCATAAAAACGTTCGGTATCAAAGTTATAGTATCCCTTTTCGTCGGCATAGGTTTTTATCTCATCAATAGATGGTTTAATAAAATTCTTTCTCTTTGGCTTAGTGTCTGTCAGACATTCACTGCTTGGAATTTCCGTTCCGCCTTTTTTCTTATACAATTCTTTTTTAGTATATTTCTTTATCATTCTTTCTTTATCACTATAGGAGCGGCGACCGCTTTCTGCGCAGGGCGGAAACAGCGTTCCGCACCTTGCGGAATTTATTTTCATCGAATCGGCATCGTTTTCTGTATCGGCATCCTCTGAAACGGCATCAAAATAGTCCTCATCAGGAAGATTCTCATCAACTGTTTTAGTGCTTAACGAAACCATTTTCTCAATATTCCCTATGTAAATTTTGGCTGGTTTTCCTAAATACTGGTTTTCCGTCCGAATTAAGCCGATTGATTTCAGACTATCCATCCAATTTCTTACGGTTCTTTCAGATACATAGAATGTACTAGCTATCTCCTTTTGTGAGACAATAATGAAATATCCGTTTGCATCTAAAAATTTTTCGTTTTTAATAGAAATTTGCAATCTATTTCTGAGCCAGCAATACAAGATTTTTGCATCCGATGTAATACTTCCGAATAAATCTTTGCGAGTGATAAAGGCTGTTGGGAATTGCCAGTAAGAATGCAAAGCGCCGAAATCATACGGCGAATAATTGGCACACTTCGCAAAATCGGTTATCTTGAATCGCTTATTCATTAAGTCGCTCCTTCGATTATTTCATCTAAATCCGCAACATATGTTTTGGAAACGTCTAAAAAACCATTCCGTCCTCGGCAAACCAACCCATATTCCATTAGCTTTTTCATCCAAACGCCAATAGTCTTACCCGTTACTTCAAAAAAATCTGCCATTTCTTCACGGGGAATAGTTACATACATCCCATTTTCATCCTTTAGACCGCATTCGCCCAATTTATAATGCAAATAGCAGTAAAAAATTTTTTCAGAATATGTCAAGTCACTGAATAAGTTGGCTTTTGTAATAAACTCGGTTGGAAATAGAAATGGATGTTTGAACCGTTTGTATTCTTGAATGCTATTAAATTTATCCATTCTTTTCTCCTGTGAAAACAATTCTATACAGGTTCGGACTGTTCCTGTCCCTTTCAACGCGGATAATTTCACGCTTTTTCATGGCATAAATAGCATTTCTAACCATTCTATTTGAAATCCCGCTATCTGCGGAAATGTCTCTCACTCGATAGATAACATAGGGTTCATTTGATTCTGTTTTCAGCCTGTCTTTCTTTCTCTTGTCCGTCAAGAACTGATAAACGGCTTTCATGTGAATGGTTAAATCCTTGTATTCTTTACCGTGCCAAACATCATATGCGCTAATCATTGTTATCCCCCTTTCTATTTTCAATTCTGAATTTGCAATAATTGTACAATGTTGCTATTGCAAAATTTCTGTCTGCATCATCAATTTTCATCATAACGAAAAAATCATCAATAGCGTCAATCAATGCTTTTTCATCATTGCAACTGTTAATGCAGTTTTTAATATTTTCCAAATCCATAATCTGCTCATCAATCTTTTCAGTAACTCTCTGCTTAAAGTGTTCCATGATATTCCCTCTCTAACGTGTCTAATTTAAGTTTACAGGCGCTTACGCATGAATTAAGTATAACTTTATACTCATGGCGCGCAAACGCCATATAAACGATTTTAAACAATTTCTTTTGCGAGCTTATCAAAATAGTTTGCAATGTACTTAAATGCGGAAAACTCATTCCCAAACCTAGCTAAAGAATGATTGTTTTCGTCCTTAACCAAAATACCGCCGCAAGTGAAATTCAAGTTAAGAACCCATCTATCTTCCACACAAATCATAGCGTCAAAAATGGAAATTGATGTTTCTTCCCCGAAAAACGGCATTACAGTTAATTCTGTGGTGACCATATATCCCTTATTTTGTAATCCTTCTTCCAAAAATTTGATGAAACTGATTTTGTCATTGTCATTTGTTGTGATAGTCATTTCTCTTTTCCTTTCCTAAATGGTTTCTTCATCGGATGACTATACAATACCACCATATTAGCTATGTGTCAACACCTTTTTAACTATAAACTTTCTTTTTACGCACTAAAAAACGGCGAATTTATCGCCGCTTTTAAGTTACATGTAATAACGCATGCGCTTTCCTTTATCATCTAAAAGATACGCCCATACCCCACCTATAAATTCCTGATGTTTGACAGTCTCTATCAGTTTTTTCTCACGTAGTTTCTTCATCGCCAACTTGATAGACGTACTTGTGACATGGAACAATTCTGCCATGTCATCAGATACTAGGATGATATAACTATATCCATCGTCATCCATCAGAACACGACCACCGTAAAATTCGTCGCAAATATACATGTAAAGCCAAAAAGGAGTATTTGCCATCTCATAGGCGTTTCTCATGGCTTTTCGTGGTACAAGCATAAATTTATCTGACAGCCAGTTATCATACTCTATTAAAGCATTCGTTACTTCGTGCATTTTTCACCTTTTTCAGGAAATTTTCACCTCTTTGGGAAAGTAAGGCTTTTAGATTTAATATCCGCTTTTACAGTTTCCACTAAATTAACAACAAGCGGAAGGAGCGCTTCTCTTTTTCCTTGTGCGTTTGCGGAATTGTCTAAAATCTCTTTCCCTTCCTTTACATCAATGATTCTTAAATCAGCGGTTGCATTATATTTAATGGAAGTATGGAACATCCCACCCGGTGCGTAAGCGTCACCCAAGACTTTTACAAGAACCACATAATCAGCATCAACTTTCTTACCAAGTTCAATGGCATCATTTAGCCCCAATCCACGTACTGCATTGATGTGATTATCAGTCACATAATTGATTGCCGCCCTTCGTCCCTGCTCATAATCAATCATGTCCGTTCCCATGGTTAAGCAAAGACTTTTCAGCGCATTATCTCTTTTTTCACGTTCTGAATTACCTCTAACGACTTCGCAATTCATGTTTAGAATGGCAAGTGTTTTTGGCGTTTCTGCGTCAGCATATCCAAAGCCGAATAAGCAAATCAAAATGAATAATAAAATCTTTTTCATGGCGATACCCCCTATATAAAATACTGGCTATATTCACATTATACTACCTGACGGATTCTATTTCTATCTAACCATTTTAATTTTACAACATCATTTACAAATCGGAAAAGGTTGTCTTTAGTTACCCGGTCTTTTCTGTCAGAATAAATAAAATGCGGCGGCTTTTTGATTATTGAATACCTGAATTTTCGTCTGTATTCTTCCGATTCATCAGCTTCAAACATGTAATCACCATTTTCCCAAGGTATCGTTATTTTAACCGTCCATCGCTTTTTGCCCATATGCTTCTCGCAGGATGCACGATGATACCAAAAGCCCAATCCATTTATTCTAACAAGTTTCAAGTATTTCAAATCATCTTTCATAGTGAGCATAATTCTTTTAATCCTTCTGTCATCTTCTTTATTGTCATATTTTTCCCTAAATTTTCCCCATAATATTTTTTAGTACACTCGAAAGAACAAAAATATAGCCCTGCCGAGTGCATCCCATCAACATCCGTATGAATCGAATACGGCTTAAACATTTTCCCGCACACCGCACATTTACGAGGCGGATAGTTTACCTCTTCCTCAACGGCATCAATGTCTACATATCCAGTACGCGCGCACTTATGAGAACAATATTTCTGATTTTGCCGTACAGGGCTAAATTCTTTCCCGCATACTAGGCATTTTCTAGGAGGAATAACGACCTTCCTTTTTACGTTGTAGTCTTGCATATAACATTCATGAGAGCAAAATTTTTGGTTATGCCTAACCGGAATAAATTCTCGCTTGCAAAATTTACAAATCCTTTTTTCCATGTTCTTCCTCATACTTTTTATAAAACGCCTGACAACAAGCAAAGGAGCAAAAGTTTTTCCCGGCAGGATGTATCCCTTGCTTGTCCGTATGTATTTCGTAAGGCTTGAATAATTTCCCGCACGTCAGGCAGTTCCTTTTTTCATCTATGCTTTTATCCTTATGAAAACTATTCGCAAAATCGAGCATGGCTTTGAATCTACATGCATATTCACGGGCTTTCCTTACACTGTTTTCTTTAAGGCAAGCGGCACTGCATGTGATTTGTCCCGGATTGTTTGTCTTAAACTTTTTTCCACAAATTATGCACTTTTTTTCCATCATTACAGTCCGTTTTTCACTAAAAATTTAGGGCTAATCGCTTTAACGGAGAATCTTCCGTCAACAAAATACCCATCAGAATCCTGTACGTTAATTCGTTTGATTGGACGAATTACAATGCCTTCTCTCTCTGTGTTGTACAGTTTAGATTTTCCGACACTCATTTCTGTTAGCTTATCTATATCATCAATGAGTTCAAAGTTATCGTCCAAAAGGGGAACGAGGTCGAATCCTGCATTTTTTAATTTATCGCGAGCGGATAATTCATTTTGCGGGAATTGGTTTTCTTCGCGAAGGTTGTAAATAAAAATGTTTTTCTTTGGCAGCTTGTATTTGTCTCCCTGAATACCTGCACCGATGATTTCGCCCTGTACGACTGTGCCAATGGGAAAATGTAATAATTTTTCTTTAAATCCTCTTTCTTCGGCAGTCTTGTACATGAAATTTGCATGGTCAGTGATTTCGAGGTTACGACTGCATACATGAAGTTCTTTTTCATCATCTAAGAAGGCAGTGAGTGATGAACCGTCGAGCTTCTCGGTAACAACACACTTTGTACCTTTGTACCTAGTTAAATATTCCTGCAATACTGCAATTCTAGTTTCATCGCTTTTGGGAATCCACGATGGGAAACGTGCGCCAGCCCCGCCTTGACGGTTGTAGTCATCAGGTTCCCATTTTTTAGCGCCCAGCACTTGCGATACATCATCGTTCAGCTTGTATGTCCCATCAGGAAGCACGCTTAACGGAAAAGCAATCCCCTGTGAGTAAATCCCTCTTAATTTTTTGGTCTTGATAGGTTTACCCTCAAGGAAAGCAAAATCAGGGTTATCTGCTGGAAGAATCGTATCAATTTCGCAATATACGACACTATCCCCCACTTTAAACTCGCCTTTTTTCGCGACACAATGCCATCCCATAACTTTAATTTCTTCGATTTTGTCAGCATTGGGGATTGATGCAACTTCTAACACTCTTTGAACGCTCGCTAATTTTCTCATTTGGCATACCTCTTATAAATGTTCTTAATCTCTTTATCGTGAATTTTGTTGAAAATGGTGCATTTCTCGCTTGACAGGTAGTCCTTTAATGTTTCAACCCATCTCTTTTCTTTTGAACCATGGCAATACAAATCGTGACAACGGGCGCAGACGTCCACAAGGTTATCTATTGTGTCTGAACCGTATGCAGAACGAAAGCGGCAATGATGATGATGAATGTTCCATGCGCTACCGCATATAACGCACTTGTTTCCGTCACGTTCATCCACCAGCTTACAAATTTCTTTATAACCATTTGGTTTCAATCTCAAACGGTTTTCTCTCGGAAACATTAAACCTTCATCTTTCATGTCTCATTTCCCTTTCCTGTTCGCATGCGTATTTAAGCAATCCAACATAGTATGAGATAACTGCTTTGCTTTCCTTGTCTGTTTCATCGCATTGAAAATTCATTTCTCTATACATTTGGTCAATATGAGACTGCATGCTTTCAAGAAAATTACAAAACGTTTTATCGCTTTTCATTATTAAGACCTTTCATCATTTCAGCATATTCCTTCGGCGTCAATGTCGGTATGCCTAACTCTTCCGCATCAGCTATTATCTTGTCGATAAAAAACGTCATCTCTTTGCTGTCATAATAGTGCGTGCCAAAATAGCAGATTAAGTTATACATGTTTCCTTCAACTTTAAGAATGTCGCATATATTCCCTAACGCCATGGATTCCCAGCGCTTTTTATAAGCGGCATAAGCGTCTTTAAACACCCATACGGACGCATCAAAACGTCCGACCTCACGAATGTATCTTAAATACAAAAATTCTTTGCTATGCCCGCCGCCCATGAGCCGCGCCATCTTGTCCAACAATACCCACATATAAGCGTTCGCGGAAAGCGACCGTTTCTTCCTGTATACCTTGATTTCGACGGATAGCGGTTTATCCGCACTTGGCATATTTTCAAGTGCGGATTTATCCACATCCATTGTCAATCTAGCCGTTTTCATGTCTAATATTTCGGCATTTAACTGCTTTATGACTGTTTTCATTTGCTCTCTTTATACCAGTTCACCGCACCAGCCGGATTATTGATAACTCTTAAAAGTTCTTCGTTGGGCATGTCTTTCACGTCCATCACTCTGCCGCCGCTATAGCATTTCACAAAATCGTTCGGGTCAATGTTTGCGTTTCGGAAAATTTCGACAAACTGCATGAGATAATCGTTTCGAATATCGAAAGGCGTTGTTTTCTTTTCTTCTTCATCTGCAATAGCAGATGGACGTTCTTCATATTTCGTATCGTTCAACTGCTCGTATACGTCAGCCGCGACGCCAATATACTTTAGCGCGTTTCCCAGTGCATCAGTCAAGCACATTTTGTAAGCCTCGTCATTGGCGTACAAGCCGTTTCTTTCTCTTTTGACGATAAAGTCCCCACCCATGCCATATACAGGGTCAGACCATTTATCACCGTTTCGGGTATATACCGCGACGGTCATAAATAACATAACCTCGCCAGTGTTGATGGTAACTGTATTCTTTTCGGTAACTTCAAATTTCCATCCAATTCCGCACATACCATAAATCTCTGTCATAAGAGAGATTTTCCACTGCGGGTTAATGTCACTCTTACCTTTGAGACGCCCAGCGCCGATTGGCTTTAATACTCTGTCCGGTACATGACTAGCGGCGGCATATCTTTCATCAATTTTCTTCTTTTCCATTTTCCATTCTTCCTCTCATCATCGAATAATTAAAATATCAGGATTTCGTGTGAGTACACATCCCTTAACCGTTTCACCGGATTTAAGTGCTTGCTTAATCCGTGTAATATCGGGCGAAAACTTGCTTTCTTTCCCATATTCACGCGGGATTTCATCTTCATTTAAGATTTCCACTTTTAAAGGGGACTTGCGCCATGCGACGACCGCTTGCCCATCCTCAAACGTTTCCCTGTACCCGTATTTTTTGATAATGTACTCAAACTGTTTTCTCTTTGATTCAGCAGACTTGGCTCGCTTTCCGAAAGATTCAGATTCAGCTTTTAAGGCGTTCTCTTTAGCTTTGAGATTCTTAATCTCTTTCGCCAGTGACAACATGATATTGCTCTTTTTGAGATTGAGCTTTTTAAACTCATCCGTAAGCAATTCGCCTGTCTCGCTATTCACCAATTCGATTTTCGGCTTCTCGTCATCGCCGATATTGACTTCAACCGCCTTTTCAGCAATGGCGGTTATTTTTTCATTGGTATCATAGAGTAACCCCATATCATTTCCCTTTCTATAAGGTTTAACTTAACCTCACGACTATAGTCTAGCATTGGTATTGTTTTATGTCAAGTACAGATTTAACTTAATTCCCAAAGTCAAAATAATGCTTTCTTTCCACGCGAATAACTAATTCTTGCCCCGGACGAATGTTGCAATCCATGCCAATTCCGTTATCTCTGATAACGTTATCGACCAATTCTTGCAAGTTATCTTCATCCGTTGCGACCTTCGCGCAGATTCCCCACACTGTATCGCCTTCACCCACGATTTCGCGGTATTCAATGCGTTCAGTTGATGGATTATAAGCGCATGCAACAGCAGATACCGCCGCCCCAGCCATGATAAATGCTAATTCTTTAATCATCTTTTCATTTCCCCCAGTCTATCAAGGTAACTTGTCTTTTTCTCGATATTTACGTACTCAGATAACTTTTTATCTGCACTGTCTTTCTCAATAAACCATGCCGTGCCGCGCTTTAAAGCGGGTAGTTCTTTGTCTTTAGCCATCGCCCGCAACGTCGTTACTGGCAAGCCGATATATTTTGAATAATCGGCAATTTTCATGAATTTCATAATTCAATATCCTCAATCTTGCACTCATACACCTCACACAGCCGGATTAAATTTTTCACCGACATGTTTCTTGGTTTCTTTTCCCATTTGCAGATTTGTTGCGGTTTAACACCGATTTTTTCACCCGCTTCCGTTTGCGTCATTCCGCGCTGGATTCTCATAGCCTTTAACTTAATTTTCAACTTTCATTACTTCCTTCCTGTAATCTCTGAATATAATTATATATCAAGTTAAACTTAATATCAAGGGGAATTTTGAATTATTACTTTATGAGATTGCTTACTTGGCACAAAAGTTTAATGTTTAAGTTGATTTTAAAGGTAAGATAAAATATAATAGTAAAGAGGTGATAAAAATGGCAATCAAAAGAGGAACAGAATCTCCCGAGCTTATGAAACAATTTGTTCAAAATCTTCGTTCAGTGTTAGCAGTACGCGAATTAAGCAATAATGCGTTCGCTAAACTCATGAGTGTTTCGCCCACTACTGTGTCTTATTGGCTTAACGGGAAAAACTTTCCTGAAATGAACCGTATAAATCAAATGTCAGAAGTTTTAAACTGCTCTATATCCGAGCTTCTTCCAACAGATGACGCGCCCAAAATGGTGAAAATACCTGTGCTTGGAAGTGTTATTGCGGGCATCCCGATTTCTGCAATTACTGATATTTTAGGATATGAGGAAATTCCTGAACATTTAGCACGCACTGGCACTTTCTTTGGACTTCGTGTAAAGGGAAATTCGATGGAACCTGAAATGCGCGAGGATGATATTTTAATTGTCAAGAAAGAAAGCACAATCGAAAACGGAGCTATCGGCGTTGTCTTGTTCGATGGTGAGGACGCAACTGTAAAAAAGGTCATGAAATCAAAAGAAGGAATTACGCTGGTTGGTTATAATGTCACTGTATATCCGCCGCACTTCTACTCTAACAATGACATTATGGAAAAGCGGATTCAGATTATCGGTCATGTCATTCAGATTAGGCGTAACCTATTATGAGTTCCATTTACTTTGAAAAGGAACGGGGTAAATACCGTGCGGCGTTCATTACTCCCGCCGGGAAGCGCGTGACAAAACGATTCAAGACAAAAGAAGAAGCAGAGGACTGGGTATCGGTGAACCGCATGCAGGTAAGAAGTGGCGGTTTCGTTGAACCTAACAACATTCCTATTGGTGAATGGATATTAAAGTATTTAGAACTATACAAAAAGAATGTTAAGCCATCCACGTTTACCGATTATCTCATTGTTGCGAAAATGCTTGAACCATTGTCTAAACTTCCGCTAAATGCAGATAATACCATGCTTTTTCAGGAATATTTCAACAACTTAGCTCTCCGATACTCTCAAAATACAATATTGAAAGTAAAAAATTTTTTGTCCGAATCAATGAATCGTGCTGTATTTTTAGGATTAGCTAGTAAGAACTGCGTGAAAGGTGTTGTTCTTGCGCCCATCGTGAAAACGCCTGTTGAATCTTTTACAAAAGAGGAAATCAAAAAGATTATTCAGGCATCAAAAGGAGAGAAGATGTATCCACTTATCATGCTTGCAATCTTCACTGGTATGCGTATTGGTGAAATTTGCGCTCTCAAATGGATTGATTACGACGGGAAGTATATTCATGTAAGGCGCACAATATCCGGGGAAAAGTTGGGTTCAACGACAAAAACGCCGTCCTCCTCTCGTGATGTAATACTGCCGGACAACATAATAGCCATCCTTAACAAAATGCCGCACGATTGCGAGTTTATCTTTCATAGCCGTTCAGGTCATTTCTATTTTTATCGTTGTGTTTATAATGTATGGGGCAGAGTTTTAAAAAGGGCTGGCTTGCCTTACAAAAAATTCCATGCTTTGCGTCACACTCATGCGTCACAGTTAATTGCGGCTGGTGTTCCAGTAACAGAGGTTGCAAAAAGGTTGGGGCATTCGAATGTTAGCACTACGCTTTCTGTTTACTCACATGCTATTAAAGGCGCAGATGAAAAAGTGTCCAAAGTTGTTGAAAATATATTCTGCCCCCAATCTGCCCCCAGTTCCTAA